GCTTTTTTTGCAATCCTACTAGAATCAGTTCTGGAAGCATTTTAATCATATCTTTCGGATTGTTGATTGCTCCCATAGAAGACACTTGTGTAAGAATGTCTGACTGAGTAAGTACGCCATATCCGAATTTTACTTTGTATGTTTTGCCATTCGCTGAAAAACTAAACATGAATTATCCTCCCTGCTTTACATCTTATTCAGTAGCCGCTGTCGGCTCAATTTTGGTATCCAGTCCCTTATATGTATTGATGATAAGAGAAATAGACATGGTTGCTGCTTCATTCTGTGCAATTTCTGGCATTGGAATTTCGCGACCGCATTCTGCAATAACAAAGAACGCGTCTGACATATCCGGGAATGATACCTGGAACCAAGTTGCCAGTCCTGTAGTTTTTGCAGCCTTAGAATCTTCGTACAGTTTTTTAATCTGTTTAACAGATTTATCTGGATCCATGATAAATTCAATCTCCCAAGTACCACCTGTATCCTGTCTACCAGCTGCATACTGTGTCAGATAATCTTCCAGTGCAGAAACATCAATCTGTTCTGTGTCAAGAGAAATACCGCCGATGGAAGAGGCTTCTTCCAGCTGTGTGAATTTGGTAGGTTTTGTGCCTTTCACGGTTTCAACAGCATATGAAAATTTCACACCAAGTGTAGTTAATCGTGCCATTTTGGCTCCTTTCTGCCTTTCGGCTATAATTTGTTGCAATAAAAAAGAGCCTTAACGGCTCTGGTTCTAGTACGTAACCCTGTACCGGGAGATAAAAGGATCACCTCCTTCTAGTCTTCTTTGCTTGCCTGCTTTACAATCTGATTTACATAATTACTAAGTCCTGCAACGAGGATTCCCTGTGTGATTGCGGTAAAAATTGCCATTGCGATTTCCTGTGCGCCAGATATAGCGCATGTAGCAATAACATAAATTCCACAAATCAGAATGCCTAAAGCACCAAGGATTGCCGGGATATATTTGTCCGGTATGACTTCGGATTTTTTGATTCCCATTCCGATAAAGTACAGTACAACCGCGACAATAAGAAGTTCCGGTTTCACGTAATTCATAATCTGTTCCATGTTTTTCTCACTCCTTTCCTAGAGTAATGTGCCAGTATATATCCGGCTATATCTGCTAACAACACGTTTTATGCTGTTATCAGCATTATTTTGTCTTACGGGCCCGTATATCCTACGGAACCCCATGCCAACCATAGCCTTGTGACTGGCATCGTCAATTTCATATGCTTTTGAAGAAGCTTTTGAACCAGTCGCATAGGATTCTGATTGGAAAGATGGCGTTGTCGCGCACTCATCTCCCTCAAGATTGCCACGTGATGTTGGATTTCCAAGTAAGAACAAACGTGCGTAAACCCTTTTGTTTGAAGCTACCGTCTGACTTTCGTCATTAGAAAAGTTCCCTTTTCCTACAACGGGTTCAATAGTTGTTCTCCATCGTTCAAATACGTCTGAAACTGGATTTTTTACTACATCTGGCATATCTGTCACCACCTTATTTTGAGCATAGAAAAAGCACCCACCATTTCGGTAGATGCTTTTATATCTTACAGTATACATAAAACAGACGTTATATTCAGTAAGAAAAGGTGTTATGTTTTTATGCAGAAAACACTTCTTTTGCGATTCTACGGATATTCTGCATAATTTCTACGCTTGCTTTGTACACGGGCATTGTAGCCTCCGTACCGTAAGAACGTACCCATTCGCCAGAATCTGCCACATATACCCACGATTCGTTTTTTCCTTTTCCCTGTCCGTAAGAACCGATTGTGTAACCAAATTCTTCTCCTTTTGGATGAGGACTTGTGCCTGCCGGAGTGTTGTAATGGATACCTGCACCGAATTCTATGAATAAAATTCCAGAACCCTCGCACACAAGAGTTGCCTGCGCGTAATTTCCAAACCTGTTGATTTTGATGTAGGTATTGTGGTTCCTGTCAGAATCTCCCTGTGCCAACATAATATTTTCGTCTATGACAGGAATTCCCAATTCGCAAAGCCTTTTAAGAAATACTTCATTTTTATCGCGAAGACTGTTTTGATATGCTTTCAATTCTTTGATTGCGTTTCCAATAGATTTTTGGCTCAGATTGCATTTGATTACTCGTCCACTCATTCTTCTGCACCTATCTTTTTAATTCCATATCTAGCCAGATTTCCTCTTTGTGTATCAAGGATTTTCTTCAAACGGTAATCTGGCGGTGTTGTAGGAATACCATCTTCCAGAACCAGATTTCCCAGTGTGTCAACCTGTGGCACGGTATCAATCCAAAATACATCTCCCTCTTGCGGATGGAAAGAACGGTTAAAGGAAGTAATGTATCTGTCGTAATCCGGCACGATTCCTGCTGATATTTCCTCAGGCGTTCCTGCGGTAGATGATACAGAAAACTTAAAGCTTTGCGGTTGACTGTATGTCGGTACGGTATCTATTCCCTCAAGTGTTTCGATTACTCTTGACCAGTACACGGTCTGTTTCTGTCTTTTTAATCCTCTCATTTATGTTTATTCCTTTCAATGATTGTGATACAATGTTTTTAAAAGGAGGGGCAAATATGGAATTATACGATACAATCCATTGCAAATGTGGATGCAAGTATGAGGTTAATCAGAATATAACAATGGACAAAATATCATGTCCAAATTGCGGAACAAAATATGAACATTCTGAACAAGTGTTAAAAAGATTACGACTTGCAAAAACTATTGATTCTAACACAGAATCAAAAATATGGTCACATATTCTGGCTGAATCAACAGAAGAGTTTTTAAAACCAGAATCGCTAGAAGAAATCCTGGATAAAATTGATTGATAAAAGGGCTTGCCGGAACCTTACCAGTAGTCACATACTGCCATCATCCGTGACACGATTTCAGAGATGATATATTGATGCAGTTCTTCGGCAATCTGTTCACTGCTCTCTGCTATACGGCGTAAATATTCTGGACTAAGTATAGTATATCACCTCTTTCGTCAAAAGTCGTGGTACATGTTTTGTCCCTTTTGATGGTTAATTAAAGCCCAATTTAGTTTAGTTCGGCATTTTCTCTTAATGCGTTTGCCCATACATTCGCAACACGCTTTCCGCCCTCGTCATTTGGATGCACTTTATCTGCAAGATATAGTTCTGATGTAACAGCATTGATACCGCTCTTTGCGTGTTGGTCAGCCACTGGAATGCCCCACATATTTGCAATACCTCTGACAGCTTCTGCAATATTATCCATATTTCCATATGCCGAATCATTACAGTAAATAGGTGTTGCAAGCATAATCTGGATAGGCTTTGTTTCTGTTGTCTGCGTAATTCCCTCATGAGTCCCAAGATGATAGTATTTGCAATAAACCTTGCTCAAAAGCACATTATAAGCACCTACAAAAGTACTTGTATCAAGATTATCTCTGCTCATTTCTCCGATGGTTACACCTTGAGCAGAATCGTTTGTTCCACCCATGATAAGTAAACAATCAATATCCTCTTCGAGTGCATTTATTCGAACATCTTGCCACATAGCGTTTGCACCGTCACCACTGATTCGAGTACCACCTATACCTCGATTGTAAATCACTGATATACCTAATTTTTCTTTTAAACAGTCATACCATTTTGCTTGTGCCGTAATGCTGTCACCAAAAGCACATATTTTTTCTGTTCCATGCCAGACATACAACTTCTTGCTATGTCGGAATAAACAGCCCTATCAACAGCGTAATTGGATAGCATTTTTTGCTTATACATTTCAAAATTTCCGCCCAAATCTTCGAACGCAAACATTTGCATTGTGTAATTTACCGAGTAAGCTGTGGCAGAATAAGTGGAATAATAAACTCCAATTTCGCCGTCTATACCATCTATCTTAATCATATCAATCAATGTCGAGCCAACAGACATAATCCCAAGATATGTGCTATCAGTCACCCCAGAATATGCCCTTGATACACCCTTTAGTGGTACATCAGCATTGTTTGTTATAATTGCACCTACGTAATAAGATTTTCCGCTTTCTGCCTTAAATTTAAATCCACTTAATGTATAAGTTGCATTATCTTTAACATACATCAGTGTATTTCCACTATTTGATGTTGCTCCGCTAACGGTTGTTTCATTAATTAGATTAACACTTTTAGCGCCTTCGATTGTCGTGACTGTATTAGCATGGTCTGCCAGTGTTGCTCTGTCTGCCAGTGTTGCTCTGTCTGCCAGTGTTGCTCTTTCGACAATAACAATAGAATAACTTATTGACATATCCGTAAAATCAATAGCATTTAATACACTTTCGTCGACCGCTGTGACATCAAATACAGTAATTTTAATTGATATAGTACCACTTGGAATGTCTGTTACACAAATAACGGCATCTTTTGTTGGCTCAAACTTTACAAAACTATTTAATGGGAAGCTAGCACCGATATTACTGGAAATAGTATCACTATAAACATATTCGTTCATTCCTCTAAGTATACATTGTCCACTGCTTTCATAAGCAACAATATACTTTCTGCCACTTTTCAAATAATAATTATCAAAACTGCCGATAGCACAGAATCCATCCCCACTGGATTCACATGAAAATTCGTTATTCATCCATTGTGGATTTGTTACATTTTTGCTATATCCAAAACCAGAAATCGAGCCAAGCATATCGATGACTTTCACATAGTTTATTGCTTCCTCTAACTGTGTTAAATCTTCCTTTAGCGAATCAGTTTCTGCATTTACTTCTTTGAATCTGTCGCCTACGGCTTTGGAGTCGGCAAATGCTCCCTCTTTACTCAAAGTTTTATCTGAGATAGGCTTGTCTGCTAAGCCTGGATACCCAACTGGAACATCTCCGTTTTGAGTATGGATTTTTAAAATTGATTCTGCCATGAACTACCTCCTAAAAAATAAGTACACCATCATCATTTACAGTTGGCAAAATAGGGTTTTCATTTATGCAATCATTTTTTCTACTCCAACAGGGGACACATAAGTAAATTGGTTTCCTAAAACATCTTTTGCAACGCCAATTACAAAGCATCCGTAATCGGCAAGCATATTGCACACAAATTCCTCTGCATCCACCCAATACTGTTTCTTGACCATACGGTGAAGTTTTGGCAATAAACCATAACTGAACATCACACAATGCCCTAACTCATGGATAAACACACGGTTCAGAAGTTCTCCATATAGATTATTTGCAATCGAAATTGTCATTGTGGAATAATCCGATACAGCAAGAGTTCTTTCGCCTGTGCGGTCAATTAACACGCTGTCGTGCGGAGATACGAACTGCACTCTCCATAGGTCTCCGTTCATATAAAATTGTCTTAGCATGGCTTATCACCATCCCTTTCAAATTAACTCAAGTTCTTTGAATACTTCAAAAATCTTCGGAGATTGAATCGCAAACCAATCAACTGTGGTTTCATCATGTCCGAACTGTTCCATATGTTGCCAATTGCACTGCAATCCACTTTCCGACAAGAATGCATGAATAATTTCGTGTCTCAACTGCTTTTTCTGTAAGAAGTCAAAATCACCAACGTTATTTACGTTGTCCGTTCTGATAACAATTTCCTTTGCAGTATTATCTGTAAAGCCGTCAATATCTGCATTTTTAAGTTCTTTTGGAATAATTCTGTAATTCGTTCCAAGAACATTTATTACACATTTTTCCATCATCAATCTCCCTAATTAAAAAGCCCCTGTTACATTCCTGTAACAAGGGCAAAATTCATTTAATATTCAATTCATCTGCTGTATCAGACGAGTTAAGTCGGTTTTCATCGACTGTCTAAGAGTCGCATCTGCATCTGACCACATCTCTGTAAGATTACGGATAATGTCAGATGTATACTCTTTCATGGAATCATCCATTTTTCTCTTAGATTCTGTATCATTGGAATCATGGTAATGCCTGCGATTCTCGCTGTATCTGTCATAGCTTTCGCCATATCTGGACTGCTTATGGTTCATTCCATCCATTCTCATATCACTACGATCTGGATGATATCCCATGCGGTACATATTACGTTCGAACTCTGGATTGTTCAGATATTCTTCCATCCAGTCATCATCTTCCATGTACAGATACGGCTTGTATCCCATACGACTTCCTTTGCCTTTCGGCGCAAATCTGCCGTTGGAATAGCGATACCTGTCATATCCCATGCGTCCAAGATACTTCTCTTCCTGTTCACATTCGTCCATAGCTTCTACGATTCTGTAATCTTTATCTGCACAAATCGCACACTTTACGGATTCCATGCAGTCTTTCAGATCGTCCCAGTCTTGAGCACTGAGATTATCAAAGCCATGTGTTTTGGCTTTTTCCATAGCCCATTTTCCCATTTCCATTGCAACTTTATGCATTACAGTGCCCCCTTTCTAACAGCCTGTGTAACAGGTGTGTCTGTTGTTGGGGCTGTACCATTAATTGCAGTTAAATTATTACTCGGACTACAAGCCGGGTTTCCTAGCATCTTGAATACTCCACCAGTTGCACTTGTAGCTATTCTGGTTGCGTACTTCGTTCTGGTTCTTACGCCACAAGCTGTAACCTGTGCGCAGCAACGATTCTCTAGCGGATACAAAGTTGTTCCTGTTCCTATTTGAATCATTACCGGGGCAGTAATCGTAGTGGCTTCTGGTATGCTTTGTGCGATAACAATGCAATACTTTTCTCCATTGGAATAACTGCCTGCCGGGAGTGTAACCACAAGATTCCCACCAGTGAATGCGACAGACTGGCTTATCACAAGATGGTTGCAGAGCTTACAAACATTTTTACAACTCATATTTCTACCTCTCAATCAAATAAGAGGTGAGCCGCAACCCACCTCTTAGAATTAGTCAACCTCTAAGGGCGAGTTACTTAGCAGCAACTGTTTCCATATCCGTTGCATCCTGCGTATGCATACGGAGCCGGTACCTGAAATGCAGGAATCGGGGATGGATTGATTGAATTGATTAATCGCTGCGTCTGTGCATTCATTTCAGTTACAATCAGCGCGGACTGACGATCCTGAGATGCAGCACGCTTCAGATCAGAGTTCTCTGCCTGCAATGTTGCAATCTTATCATTCGTCAAGAAATCAAGGATTGCTCTTGTATTGCTGTTCTGATTGTCCAGAATATCTCTGGTATTGTTGTTCATTGTGTTTTGAAGAGCACAAGTGTTGGTTGCCAGGTTGTAGTTGATACCCTGGATAGCTTCTCTTGTTTCACAGCAACAATTTGCTAATTGAGACTGTAATGCATTTGTGTTCTGCATGTTTGCTACAGTATCAGCGTTAATAGCCTGCTGAATTCCATTGAAGCCTTGGAGCATTCCAACATTCATGCCATTAAATCCACTCTGCATGGTATTGTTGAGAGCATATGTGCTATCGCAGATACCCTGCTGAATACCTCTAATACCATTCTGGATATCATTAAGAGCAAATCCCTCATTGATATCGGAACGTGTAGCCCATCCTTGGAAACCTGCACCATTTGCACCATTGCCACCGAAGCCGCCGCCCCAGCCGCCAAAACCTCCCCATCCAAAGATAGCAAAGATCAAGACAAGCCAGATAAGTGAAAAGCCATCACCGCCCCACATATCATTGGCGCGATTATTAGAGCCTGTAGCGGCAGCAATGTCACTAAGACTGTAATTTGAACCATTCATCATGTTTTTAGTCTCCTTAAATATTATTTACAATAGGAGACATCCGCGGCTGTCGTCCCAAATTGTAGCGATTCTGAATCACCCAATTATGGGGAAATGTTATAATCCAAGGAATTTCTGGATAATTCCATCTGGAGATAAATGTTTTTCATTGAATACATTTTGTTGTATTTGATGTAGCTGGTCTGCATCACCTTTTTTGTATAAATCCAACGCATTCTTCAATGTCGGATTGTTTCCTGCAAATTTACTCATATCGTTCATCATGTTATCCACACTTCCGAACCTCTGAGAAATCATTTTCTCAAATTGCTTTTTCATCATGGCATTAGGATTGAAACTCATCTTTGCTTACCTCCGTTCTGCTTAGATACCGATGTCTCCGACATTTGTGTCGGGAACATGTTTTTTATTTCAGAAATCTCAGAGCAAACATCGTTTCGAAGCTGATTAATCATAGCAACTAGATCAACCTGCTTTGGTTCTTCCTGTTGCTGCTCTGCTTCTGGATTGACAAGTCGGTAAACAAAAATTTTGCTTCTTCCGTCTGCTTGTAATTGTTTCCTGTAGACTTCTGTACCATCTGTTTTTGGATAATAAACAGGATTTCCAGACATATCTACATCTTTTGCTTTTACAGTATCAATGCCATCAACCATCTGCCCTTGAAGCATCGGCATTTGCTGCATTTGTTGTACAGGCTGCTGCATCTGCATTTGTCCATATGGCATTGCCTGTTGATAGTTATTCTGTAATTGTGCCAACCTGTCTTGATACGGCTGTATTTGTCCGTAAGGGTTGCTCATCATTGGCTGTTGCGGATAATACGGATAACCTGCCATAATCTGTTCCTCCTGTCCGGGATTCAAGAATCATATCCATATCATCTATAGAACGATGCTTTTCCCATATACCCTCGTAAGGGTTTCTTAATATAATCATTACGTTTTCTCCTATGATTATATTATATAGGAAGGAACACTGTATTTGAACGTCACTATTTCGCCACATTTCCGCCATTATACAAAGAAAAGCCCCGAATATACATCGGGGCAACTTTGGTAATTTTCTTTTTTATTTTTCTATTGATTCGGTCTATGGTTCTGGGACTGTACCCCATTAATTCAGATGCTTCCCATAATGTTTTTTCGCCATAAGCCCGTAATCGAAATAATTTTTCTTCACGTGAATCAAAACCTGCTTCTTGCAAGTAAAATTTTCTTTCATCTTCTGAAAAATCCGCATAATTCATATAACTCCACCGTCCTCCCTTACAAGTGGAATCGATTTGTTACATAGGAAATACACCGCTCAACATAAATCCTACAACTGCTCCCACGACTGCTGTTATAATGCATACAATAATGGTGTCATAACGTTTGCCAGGGACTGCCATGAGGATTTTTAAATTGTTGTTCATCTCATCGACTGTTTCTTTGATATGATCTAAGTCATTGCTATACAGGGCAGTCTTCTGTTCGAGTTTATTAATTCTAGAATAAAATTCCTTGTGTCTTTCAGACTGCTTTTCCTGCATATCATGAATATTTTTTTCAATTTCTTCGAAGCGGTGATTGTTAAAGCACTCATGTTCACATCCCATCGCTTTTCCTTTCTTTCACTCCCTATAAGATTTTTGCTCTTTCCCTGCTTTAACGAGCAACCCTGCAACGTGCCGGGAGGAAAAACACATTGCGTTCCATCCCATCTTTTTTAATTGAAACTTCCAGCAAAAGGAAAAACACCATGATTAATATAAATTTCGGTTTCAGATTCCCAACTTCTATTTACAGAAGATTCAGAATGTGATCCTTGGAACTCTGCCCCCTGTTTAACCAGAAAGTAAAGCGCCAAGTCAAAAATACAATCATAGCATTTTTTCATGTCGTTTTTGATTTTATCATCAGTGTAACTAGAGGGGTAATTTCGCTTATTTTTAAATGAACGAATTGCCCGGTTTACAGAAAGAGTGAGTATGGACTCAGATTCTGGATTATCTGCTAAATAAAGTGATAATTCTTCCATAAGTTCTTCATTCATTTAATTCACCGCCTCTTTCTGCGTTACTGCTGAGATAATATTTCAGAAATGATACCAGCCTTATTTGTTGAGGTCAGGGCATAGCCATTATCACTTGCAAGCTGTCTTAACTGTGGTACAGTCATGCTAGACAGCTCGCTTTCTATGTATTTATGTGTTGGTTCTTCAGCTTCAACACTTGCTACAACCGGTGACTGGCTGTTTTCATCAAGACTATGCCCGCTTATTCCCCCTTTGTACCGATAACGATACCGCCATTAGCTTTCGGAGCAACCGGAACAAACATACCGGACGCTTTTGTCCATACTGCAACCGGATCATGTGTAGCCCACATGGACAGTGTTACGAAAGAACGGTTTTCTTCCTGAATGAACTGTCTGTATTCAAGTTCCTCAGGTGTCACGCCCCAGAGTCCTGTACCGAAAGAGCCGTTTGCATCTGCTTCATACAGAGTAAATACATCTTCTTTGAAGTATCTGCCTGTTTTAAGAGAACCATCTGCTTTTCTGAAGCGGAATTTCTCATCGCAACGATCAATTGTGATTCCGTATTCCTGCATAAGCAGATTTGCAAGTTCCTGTTTTGTCAGAAGACGTTTGTTAGCTGCACCCAGAACTGCTGTCTGCATAGCAGTGTTATTTCTCATGTAGTTGATCATTTTGAGAGAAGTAAGGGCTTTATTAACTACATAACCATTGTTTTCTGCTACGGCCACCATCTTTTGGATATCTCCCATGATATCTGCTTCTGGTGTAGCCCAGTTGGTAAGTGTTACTTTTGCAGTTGTTGGAACGCCATAGTCGATTCCCATATCAACATGGTTTTCTTTGACTGTTACAGCACCAGTAGAAAGGAACTGTCCTTTCATAACATTTGCTCTTGCAACAACGCCTTCAAACAGGTTAGCTGCATCGTCAAATACAAAGTTTTTCAGTGCTTCGTTGTCCGGCACACCATTTTCGATTGCCTGACGTAATCTTTCAGACTGATTGATTTTTCTTTTAATGAAAAGTTTTTCAGTCAGTACTTTTTCGAATCCTGGTCTTGTACCGATTTCTGCTTCAGTATTAAGAGCATGAACAAACGCTACTTCTGGAAGTCTCTGTCCGGCCATAAGTCTGTAATATTCGGCTTTCAGATATTGTGTTTTTATATCTGGAAAAATAGTATCAAGGATACCAGGTCTTTTTACATCAAAACTCTGGGAGAAATTAAGTCTCTCTTCCTCTGTGATGGATTCTAAAACATTAAATGGCATTGTTATACCTCCTTAAAATACTGGGTCTTCTGTAGTTACAAAAACGATTCCTGATTTCTCAAGTTCAGTTTTTGCAGTTTCATCAACTGTTACTGGAAGTCTTTTTTCAAGAACACGCCCTGCAACAATCACAGAAATCGGTCTCTTAGTATCATCTGTCATATCAACATCTTCAAACACAATGCCGATTGCGCCTGTTGCATTTGTCGGATACACGGAACCTGCTTTGATAATTTTCTTAGTTCCAACTGTTTCAGCATTTGTCTGATTTGCTGTGTAAGTTTTGAGTACTAATCCAACCTCAGATTCAAGGATGTTAGGTCTGGATTCATACTGCTCAGTTTTCATAAAAGCCATGTCTTTTTCTCCTTTACTAAAATTAAATATTTACCGGGGCATTATCATCTGCCGCCTTGGCTTCTTGATTCATTCTTGCTGAGTACGCTTTTGCGTATTCAGATGCTTCGCTTTTCTTTTCTGGTTCTCCACCAGATTTACCGCCACCGGGATTAGGTGTATTTTCAAGTGCTTCTTTCTCCCAAGCTGCTTTTGCGGTATCAAGAGCGTTTTTATTTTCTACGGAAATTCCATCGACAAATGTCTGGGCTTCTTTAAGAGCATCCTTTGCATTCATATTTGAAAATGCTTTGATTGCTCCCGCATAGGCATCTCCTTTCATTCCTGCGTTTGCAAAAATAGAAGTAATTTTGCCTGTCAGAGCTTCCTTCTGGGAAGTTGCAAGTGCAGATTCAAGATCAGAAATTCTTTTCTCGTTTGCAGCTTTTTCTTTCTGACGTTCAAGTTCTGCTTTTTCTGCATCAGTCATGTTTTGCTGTTTCAGCTCATCAAGTTCTTTTTGCAGTGCTTCTGCCTTATCAGCTTTTTCTTTAAGGGAAGTGTTTTTGTCTTTTTCCTTTTTTACTTCTCCTGTGACGGAATCAAGATATTTGGTCACCTGTTCATCAGATGGTTCCTCAATTCCCATACCGATAAGTACTTGTTTTGCCTGTTCTCTTGTCATGAAATCTCCTTTCTTCCAGATCATCACACTTTTTTCACACGGTTCGCTCCGCATATGACCTGCACCCGATTTACGCTCACGGGCTGTTGCAATATTTTTGAGTATTAAAAAAGAAATCTCAGTTTCCCAAGATTCCTTAAATAATTAATGTAAAAACGTTTATTCTTCGTCAGTGGAAGAAATTATTGCTGATTGATTTTGAACTGATTTCTGACTAAAATTGTCAATCAATTCTTGTGCTTTCTGCGTTTCCTCTTCTGGATTCTTATACAATGACTGCATGTACGGAAAACTCATTTCGTATACTTTCTGCGGATCACTAAATAATCCACAAGTAATAAGTGCAATGAGCGGATGTATTTTATTCTTAACCAGATAATCGAGGGCCTGTGCTTTAACAAGCATGTTATCCGTTGGGTTTCTGGTAATTTTTACATCAAAATCTCTTGTCGAAAGTTTTATATCACCAGTAGTATTTCTTATAATGTTAAGTATTATTCTGGCAGATGCTTTCTCAGCTTCACGGATAAAAGGTTCATCCAATTTGGCTCTACGCTCTGCGAAGTCCCAACCATTGCGGAGATATACGGCTTGACCGGTATCTCCCCCTGTGTTCTGTTGTCTATCTGGCATTCCTTCAACAATCAGCATATTGCTGTAAATATCATCTTTAGCAACTTGACTTTCTGATTGATTCAGTTCAGCAGTCATCAGTTCAACATCCGACTGGCATCCATTGCTGGTATCTTTAACAGATATAGCGCCAAGTTTTACCATCTTGAGGAATTCGTTCTCGTCAATCTCACAGTTCTTGAATTTCATAAAGGCTTGAACAAACTGTTCAACTCCATCCATTCTGTTTGACTGCATGTTATTGATTGTATCGAACATTGTGATTGCTATTTCAACATCAGATAATCTGTCATGATTGTTTGGATATTCAATAATTGGAATGTTTCCAAAGCCATTCAGACCGGCTTTTTTAATCTTTCCATTCTGCACAATAAAATACTGGTTTTTTGAATAGCACTGATAATACTGTTGGTCATCTTCGTCTTTTAATATCTGAACCGACATCAGTGGTTTTCCGGTGCCTTTGGAATAAACAATGTAGCAATCTCCCGGATATGGAATAAAAATTCTAAATGGCGGGATGTCTGAATCCGCTGTCCAATCTTCTTCACGAAGAATGCACTTGTATGCAGTGCCTACTGCGCTTTGATATGTCCCTAATTCAATATTTCTGGCTTCTGCATTTGCTTCGTCCAGATAATCATTAAACAAATCCACCTGCGCATTGGTTTCTTCGCTTGCATTCTTTTTCTTACAAACAAACTGAATTGGTTCTCCGTATGTCTGAGATGCTTTGAAGCGAACAACTTCAAGTGCATGATTCTCGCATACTCTGTTATTAATTTCAGGACGTACAAGTTTTTCTCTGTAAAGAACTGGCTGGTCGCCTTTGTAGTATCTATACAGATAATCAATCATAGTTCTGTTTCTATTGTGAACACCGATTGTATCAGCAATCACTTTCAGTACATTTTCTGGTGTAATTTTGTTTACTCCGGTATATGCTACCTTTCTGCCAAATTCACCATGGCAGAGGTCAATATAATTCATCTTATTTCTTTCCACTGCCCGTACCTCCTTTTAGGCATGAAAAAAGCACCGAGTTTTCGCCCGATGCTTCATACATTTTCATCATATATTATACATAACCGGAAAGTTATATTCAGTAAGAAAAGGTGTTAACTTTTAAAATTAAGCATTTCTTTTACGTAATTCACGGCTCTTCCATGGAATTGTTTAATATATTCTTCGCTGTATTCCATTTCATCCGCAATAACAGTTAGCTTTTTTCCCTCTATGTATCGTTTGTACAAAAAATCATAATATTGGGGATTTTTCACGGATTCTATAACATCTATAAGTTTCTGTTTTTTCTCTATAAGTTCTACCACATCATCAGCCAGTTCACGCTGTGCGTCCACCAGTTTTGCTATGGTATCGCCTATTTTGTCTTGGCTTCCTGAAGTCTGAACGCGTTCAATGCCATATGCCGAAGCACTAATACTGGTGGCAAGTAATTTTAAGTGCTCAATTTCTTCCAGTTTGTTATTTATAACTTTTTCGTATCGTTGAATTTGATTCAGATACTCCTTTATATCCATGCTATCTCCTCCCCCACATAAAATTCTTAGTTGCTGTAACTTCTGCAAATCGTTTTTGAGTCAGAGTTATCATAAGTTGTGTAACACCATCTGGTGCATCGTCGTGATCGTTGTCGCCAATATACACAAAAGTGGTCAACTGTTCCATTGCTTTTGAATATTCCTTGTTTTGGTATTTAGGTGCCAGAAATATGAATCTTCTTTTAACATCTCCAGAGTACTGATTGATTTTTTCTTTTTTAGCTTGCTTTGATGGAGCTTTTGTGCTGGTAGTGCTACAAGCATATCCATGTTCTTTTAGTCTTCCGCTGACATAATAAGCATACATATCGCCACCATTGTTAGCTTCGAAATTGATAGATTGGATCTCATTTCCCATAATTCTTCCGACAACCAGTGGAAGTGTGACTTCCTTCGGACCTGTATTAAAAATCCAGTCATAAATGTATACATCTCCGTTTTCAAATTCCGCACCAACCGGCATGGACAAACTATCACCACCGCCCCACGCAACGTCACAAGCAGATACGTTCTTTACAAATCCGCCCTCTGGAAGAATTCCATTGTAATATCTTAGTTCATCTTCTGCGAACATGATTCCTTCACGCAAGAATGGTTTCTGTTGATATTTAGCCTCCCATTCGTTAGCATCAAGTCTGGCTTTCATATCTACATAATACTTCGTAGAAAAACCAACTCCATAATCATATTCAAAGTTTGATTCACCATCGTCATTCAAGGCAGGAATCTTACGGAACCGATACAATGGATTATCTCGATTGAGCTTTTCAATTTTGCCTAATGGGTCGTACAGGTTCCATCTTGTTCCAACCATCAACTCTCTTGCCCCATCAATTTTACGGTCAACCATTTTGTTCAGATACTCTTGATAGGTATTCTCCAAACGAGTAGGGCTTAAAGAATGCTGCCTGTCTCGAACAAGGTCATCCACATACAAATATCCATCAGACGAAATATCAACAGCACCCGTCCATGTTCCCTCGATACCGCGGCAAGTCATTGTGGCGAATCGGTCTGGCTTGTCCAAATTTATCTCAAAATCATCGGCACTTTGCTTTTGCAATTTTGATTTTGGAAATATCTCACTGTAAGTGTATTCTTGTGTGCTTATGAGATTCAGAAGCTCACCATAGAACCCCTTGGCCAGTTTTCCAGAGTGACCGCCCATTGCATTGTGGCTGTTTGGTCGTCTTCCCATTATCCACGACATAAAAAATATGCACATAGTACTCTTACCAACACGACTTGGTAACGATAGACCGTAAAATTCAATTATCCTATCTTCCAAATCCTGTAAATCTTGAGCGACTACTTGGAGTGTTTTTTTTCTTGGGATATAGAACTTTTTGCTGTCCGGTCTATTCTTCTCCATGTATAACAAATAACTCTCGAACACCCATGGGGATTCCAACAGTAAATACTGCCAGTAAATATTATCAAAATTACCGCTTCCAGTCAGTGCCGCGTTTCTTGCTGCAACTGTATGAGCGTACCGACTGACTTTCATTGCCATGTTCCGTGCATCTGGATTATCCTTGAAAGGAAGGTCAATATTCATATTTAACAGCAGATCAAGGCAATCTTTTTGGTTTTGATAGACCGTCATATCGCCATTAATGATTTGATTTAAAATTGCCCGATACCATTCAAGCGAGCCTTCTGTGAATTTTTGCATAAAAATAGAGCCAGACCTCCTTTCTTCTTAGGATTTAGTCTGGCTCTCATGTGGCTCTCTGACTGATTTATTTATTCTTCTCAATAATAATTACTTGACCTTCGAAACCAAAATCAGTTGATTGGTCAAATGTATGTGTTTCGGCTGATTCGTTATCTCTCATTGGTCGAGTAAGATACCACAAATCATCGTCTTTCCATGTGATTTCTTCCAGTTTTACACCTGGTTTTAATTTTATTGTGGTTGTCCCACCCAAATTCTTTGTTGTCGATTGACATGCTGTTAATCCAAACAGCATCATTGATAATAACGCAGCAAAAAATATTTTCTTCATAAACTCTCCCTTCATCTCACTGGAATCCCTAACTGTTTATAAGTAAATATAGCTGTATGCTTTTTCCCGCATTTGTAGCAAGTTTCCGTAATGGTGCAAGTCTTTTCTTTATCGTCACATTTTGATTCTGTATCTGAACTTTTGAACTTGCATCCACCTGTCAGAATACATTTAATCCGTTTTATGTTCATCTGGTTTCTCCAAATAATTGATAATTTCATGTGCGATATGTGCCAATTCCATTCTGGTATGTCGCTCGAAAAATTCATCAAAGTCAATTTTGAATACTGAATCAAATTTCTGTGATTCATTGATTCTTTTTATAGTTTTATCAAGTTTTGTTTCTGGATAAGGCGGGTTTATATAACAAGTCAAAGGATTATTTTTATTATGTACCTCCGAATCGCATATAACCGAATACCATTCAACAGCAGTTCTTTCTCCTGCGTCTTTTTGAATTAGAATATTTGAAAGTCCTCCAATATAACATTTTATGACCATATCATCATTTTTTATTTTTACTAAATATTCCTTTTGGAATTCAAATGCAGTGTACTCAGTATAAAATTTTAAAACGGTCTTTGTAATGGGAGGATAAGATGTAAGGAGAATTTCCTCAATATCAATCTGCGCATATGTTTCTATTCCAAGTTCGATGATCTCAATCGGAATCCTTTTAACCACAATTCTCATACATTCACCTCGAATAAATTTACATTATTTTCTAAACCACCAAATATGTTTATCAAGAATATCTGCTTTTACATCATCATCAACATAACATTCACACTCCTCACCTGCAAATTCTGCCGGTGTTGTAAATTGTGGTATTCCATCTGGTTCCAATATGACACACGCCTGTCCAGAAATATAGCTTGTTACAACGGCTGGTTCGCTACGCCACCAAACTTTTCTTCCGATAACATTTTTATCAAAATCAATTTCATTCAAATTCATTGGGTGATCCAAAAAATCATTGATCATGCACTTCGCACGTTCAATACTGCCTCTTACATCACAGAATTTTTCACCGTTTCTGGTTATAAACACGTTTCCGATTGTTCCAGCTTCAAATTCACCGTGTTTGTATCTTGCATGATTATAAGGTGCATAATTTATGCCCCAACATACAGGCTCTCCATCGAATTGAATCAGATTCTCACAACTCGGTTTTTCATTTCTTGGATAAGCCCATAAATTGTTATTTCCGTACTTCCCACCAATTGTATGTATATAGTCTTCTATCAAAACAACAAAATAGGGTTTTTCATTAATTACAGTATCCCAATTCATTTGACGCATTTTTAATTTGGAAATGTCTGTATCTCTATCAATTAGCCTAATACTCTGCATTTAATACTTCCTCCAAGTTTCATACATTCACCTCGAACTCTTTCTTGCAGTTGCTACCCTTGCACTTCAATTTAAGATGCTGAATTTTCGTCTCCGGACTAATCAGAAGTGCTTTCTTCTCGCAAAAAGGACAACAAGCGTAGTCTTTCCCGTTGACATTTTTAATTAATGCCCGTCCGTCCCACGGTTCCGGTGGATTCATTACCTGAGAAAAATCTATCCCCTCAGATTCAAATGCTGATTTAATGCTCATCTATATTTTCTTACTCCTTTTCGTCCTGCAACTCTGCGTATCATCGGAATTCCATGATTTTTTCTAAAATTATTTCGATTTATTTTATCCGGTGCAAATATTGTCCAGAATAATCTTTTCTTAGTATTTGAATTCATTTTAAAATTTATAGTGAATGATTCGTATTCACTGAAATTCGGTAAATCGTCATTATAATCAGGTGGTATGTGTTCTGGAACGTTTGCTATTTCGGTAATCGGACAGTACTCACCATCTGGCTTTTTAAGAAAGTACTGTTTTTCGTCTTTTTCGCCCATATCAACTCACCCCATGAATCTTTCTAAGATTTGCATATCGGTCAACCATTACGTCCAATGCAGTCTGAAGCTGATTGATTGTGATGCAATCGGACTGATGCCGTTCGTCATACCATTTTGTGTCTGGTATTGAATCAAAAATAGCTTTTGGTTTTTCTTTCATAGAATCAATATACAATGTCATTTCGTCTATGGATTTATCCATTTCTGCGATTTTTTCTTTCAAATCCAAAATTTCATGTTGCTTTGATTCTCTCTCATCAGCCAAACGAACAACTTCTTCTTTCAACTGATCTACTGTCCATGTTGCCATGTCTTCAATTCTCATAACTGCCTCCCTTAGATTTTGGTAAACGTTTCCATATCATAGTTATCTCGAATATAATCCACGCATTCAGACAGTTTCTTTTTTTAAAATTGATCTTTTGCAATATCTGGATGCAAGGTATATAACATACAACTGTTTTCTTTTCCGTCTTTCTGAAACTTCTTCCAGTCAAAAGTCATTGTGAACAATGGAATCCTCGTGAGATTTTTTGTCTTGTGTCTTATATAGAGATTGCAGAGTTTCTTAATCATGGCATCTTCTCCTATCTTGTAGACCACGTAACTATTTTATTCTTGCACTGTGGGCATATGATATATTTCTGCTTACGTCCACGTCCAGATGGCATATTTGTAGAAAACATTTTTTCTATGCATTCTTCTTTAACATCTTCTTTTTCATCGTATTGCAACACTGCTCCGCATTTTCCGCAATTTATTCTTTTTAATGTTCCAGGAACTAAAATTTTAATCATTTTATATCACCACATTCCTCTATTAGTGCTTGACTCTCCAAGAAAGTTAGGTTGACAATCTTTTTTATCAAGTAATGTGGCCTTTGCGTTATAAATCGTCTTAATCCTATCAGATTCGAGACAAAATTCACTATTAAATTCAGTTTTGCAGTTTGTACAAATCCATTCTGCATCAGTTCTCAAACCTGCAGCATCTACGTCGCCGCCAAAGATATCCACTCCTGTATTGATTACCGTTCCTCCACAAAGTGGACATTTACGTTTATCTCGTAACAATAAATCATTTTCCATAATCTCATTTCTCCCTGTCTTCCCTATGTTTCATCTGGCACTCAATCATCTTCGCTACATTCTCACGTTCCTGTTTTATTCCATGTCCTTGACGGAACAACTCGCATTCGAGAATATTTCCGCACTTGGAACATTCATCGTTGATTTCTTTGCCCATTATCTTCATCTTTAATTTCTTCCCAACATTCACAGCTATCATCAAGACATCTAAAATCTGCGCAATGCTCACTGTCACCATTACAGCAAACGCCTTCGTATGTCGCGTACCATTTACATGTACAACAATAATCTTTTTCTTCCATAAGCCACCTCTCTAAACAAAAATTCCAGCACACGGACTTGAACCGTAACTAGCCACCCAACGTGGAGTGCTGGAAACCATTCATAGAAAGGTAAGTATAAAATGAATAAATTCACACTTCCAGTGATGGCACTTCACTGGAATCGGAAAGGCAGGAATCGAACCTGCGACACATAGCTTACAAGGCCATTGCTCTGCCACTGAGCTACATTCCATCATGCTTTTCGGTCCAGACACCAGACAACAGGATAAGCAATAACCTTTTCTCATGAGATAAATTCAGCCGAATCATAGACCGCCTGTATACAGACAGCATAATTCCGACCAAATTAATTGCAGGAGACGGATTTGAACCGCCGTTCTCAAGGATATGAACCTTGCGAGATTCCGCTTCTCTATCCTGCCTTGTGTGGATTTTCAGCGTATTTGTACCGGCAATCCACAAGCCGACTGTTTCTTACATCTCGGACAGCTTCCTCATATCCAATATTTACAGATTGGATAATGGGAGAATGCGGAGTTGAACCGCCATGGTACTGTTAATCAGCCCTCTGCCCCTTATGGTATTATTCCCCCAGAACCCGGAGATTGTTCCGGGTTAGCAATGATTTTTTCGTGTTATGCTTTCCACTAGGCAATTTTTCATAACTTGGACTATCGTATTTTTGCCAACCTGACGGCTTTTTGGTAACCGTGGTATGCTCCACGGAGTTGTTTCGGATATTATTATGCCTTTTGACTTTATGCTTCTTGAAAACTCCCTGCCATCAACGTGCACTTATGATGACTTATTGAAACTAAGAAACATTTATCGGACGGGAAATCAGATCAAGCACAAGCCTATGCCGTTACATACCTTTGCTCATTCTGATTCACACACGCTCATCCGAAAGTTTTTTCTGCCCATAAAACGGATGGGTAGCATACGGAAGAAATGGAAATTCTGAGATTCGAACTCAGGGCTTCCCGGTTATGAGCCGGGCGTTCTAACCGCTGAACTAAATTTCCTGAGTAGAAGCAGTCTCCCGGATTGCAGATTTTGAGTTGATTTGCTTCTACTGTTGCGGTTCTTTGCCACCAGCCGCAACAAAGGTCATGGCTAAATAGAGTACCTCGTTTTTACGAGGATTCCCATCCGGGACATTTGAATCCCCTTTAATCAGCTCCGTTGAGCTAGATGGGTTTTCGTCGGAGGGTCTATGTAAAATAAACCATTGCCAGGTACATGCGCAGCCCGGCAAACTGGGCTAGCGGGATTCGAACCCGCACATGACGGAATCAAAGTCCGTTACCTTACCTTTTGGCGATAGCCCTAGAATCTTTCTCCCACTCCGCACCATTACAAAAGCAGGAGAAAGAATTGAGTGTGTGATAATATTTTTATTATGTGCTCTACAATTGCAACACAACTTATGTGGAGAATTCAGCATTTAAATAACTAAGTTGTTCTCTTTTTTGTAGAGTCATATTTGCTAAATCGGATGTCTCGATCGTTTGCTTGCATACCGCTCCACTACCGGACAAGCGTATCCTTTCGGTTTAATTATAGGTTTAACCCGTTCTATGATAAAAAACGGAATAATCCTCATAGGAATTGCAATCAGCATGTATTTACCTCGCAGTGCAAATCAAAACTGTATTAAGTATCATTCCTGCTTCCATCAGCAAGAAGAATGCTGTGGAAAATTGATTGCCTTTGTAATTCCGGCTCATTAAAAATGCAGCTGAATATTAATTGCTACTGCGATAATGGTTAATGGTAATCTCATTGTTCCTCTCCAATCATGAAATTAAGTATCTTCTCTGCGATTTCTTCTTCCGGCTCAAATGGTAATCCACAGTAATTGTAATGCTCTAAGGCCGATTTTAGGCTTGCTTTGAAGCCGTGGTAAATTTCCCCGTGTTGTAACAGTTCGTGCCTTAAAACTGAAATTGCATCAGTAATTGATTGAGAAGTAAAACTAATTTGTGCCAAGCACTCCACTTCAATATCCGGTTCTGCCATCATCTCGAATACAAATGTCGGAACCTCGTCAACAGCAACATGGAAATCAACAGACTTTACTCTTGGAACTTTATTCCCATCAATAAAACACTGCGTCCCTCTCCAATCATACGAGTTAGGGTTCACAATTTTCACAACAGGCATCTTTAAATCCCCTTTCCTGTGCTTTGCAATACGTCAGAAGATGTTCTGCAATCTCTCTGAGCTGATTTGTATCGTATTTCGGGCAAGTTAATGGTTCTTTATCCCCTAAGTCAACACTTACTTCGGCATTAATCAGCATCGTTGCTACATCAATCGGTTTATCTGGAAGCATTAAATCGTCCTGGTTCTTATGTACTCCCATAAAAAGCTCGATTCCATCCGCTTTCATTAGCATGTAATCGTGAACTTTATCGAAGTCCGGTGCTTCCTCTGTAATAACTGCTTTTCCGTTTTCTACGTACACATAATAAACTTTCTTGTTACTATTCATGCTTCCTCTACCTCCCCAAAATATTTCTTGTACAATTCATAATCGTTTTTGCCAATCAGATCTTTGACCCTGTATTTTTTTTCCATTCGAAGATTGCTATACACAAAAATTGTTTTAGTAACCTGTATGCGGCATTCGCCAACATCAGTTATTCCACTTTCAGTTTCGATTCTCTCTTCAGCTGAGAACCAATGCCTATTCGGAGTTAAGAAATAAACCCTTTGCGTGCTTACTCCAAACGAGATATATTCCAAGCTTGATTCGTCCGCAAAAATCCTTTTTGCCGTTTCTGTATCGTACAGTCTTCCGTCCTCCAGAACAGCTTTCTTATGATGATACTCATATACCTTGTCATGCATTAAAGGTTTTTCAAGCGGATGCACGTCAAATTCTCCAGAAAAGCCTTTTTTATATTTAAAAAAATTTTTGAATATCGACATTTGCCTACCTCTTCCGAAAATATTCTGCCAGGGCTTCACGAGTGACCTGTGATACGCTCTTGCCGGTTCGGTTCTTCTCAGCTATGAGTTTTCGTTCTAGCTGGTACGGCAACCGGATGCGGATGGATTCGCCTTCGGGATTGTATTTCATTTTCTTCATACTGGAATAGCTCCCTGTCCTTGCAGAAGTAATCGAAATGTTTCTTTGCCTTTGACGGTAATATATATCTGAACATTTGAGTATCCGAAAGGCGTTGAAAAATCTTTCATCTGAAACAGACCAGATTTTCTGTGCTGTTCATAAGGCTTTAACATTTTCTGTTTATCACGATGAATGTATTTGTTGTCTATTAGCCATTGCGTGAATGATTTAGGAGACATATGAAACTCTTTAGCTGTATCGCGGAACGTTGTAAGTAATTTACTATCTACAAGGCTATCGAAATAATCCGCTTTAGGTTTCTGCTCTCTTACTTTCTGCTCAAGCAGCTGTTTTTCTCGTTGTTCTTCAATCCATCTCTCAGCACGTTTAATCGGATCGCTAATCTGGTAGGAATCAATTTTCTGTCCAACTTCGTATTTTCCTGTTTTTCGAATAGAGGGAAGAACCTCAGCTGTTACCCAATGTTTGAAGTCTTTTGCTTTTTCAAGCTTGCTACAAAAAATCAGCGAATAAAGCCCGGATTCATTAATTGCAATGATATTTCTTGTTTGATTCCCGTCATAGAATGGAACTTCTGCTTTGTCTTCTTTTTCTACATGTCTTTGAATATCTCGACTACCATTTTGGTACCCGAGGGCTGTCGCTACATCTATACCAACAAACCATGGATCACCGTCTATTGTTACTGTTCTTACATTTCCAAATTCTGGGTTGCTAAAAATCATCATTCTATTCATTCTCATACCTGCCTTTCTTGGTATTGCCTTATTTTTCTGGCAGAGAAACCGTTAAGGCTTACGGCTTGTCGTGTTGCAATCACTATCTCTGCCATGTTGAGGGATTGTTGTTAAAAGAGCGTTTTTTAAATTTTGGGGCGGTCGGTGCACTCATTAGGCCGTTCGGGGCATCCATATACACCCCCTCCCGGGTCTGTTCCTGGTGACGCTGACCGGGCAACCCTTTGCCCCATGGGTTCCCGTTGTCCCGGTCTTAACGCTGTTTTTCGGATGCCTTCGGCAGTGATCAAGGAAGCATCAAAGCCTTTAATACTCAATCTATACGACAAACACAGATTTGTTCGATAGATTACCTTGATTTTCTATACATCATGCACGAATTCAACTGTTATATATGTGCATATTTACTAAATGTTGCCAAGTCTACCGCTTTTCGGTCTGTTTGTTCGTGCTCTGCGTACATTTCAACGATCTTGTGTACATTCCACTCTGTTATAACTCCGGCTTTTCCATCTCTGGAAGCTCCAGAACATTCTTGTACTTGTCTGCGATCTGCTGCGCTGTCTGTTGCGGTATGCCCTGCTGCTGTCCTGCTGGAATTGGTGCCGTTTCCGCCATGCCATAAGCAACTTTGCAGGCAAATATCAAGTTGGCATTCGTGCCGTCCTGGTTGTGTAGCTTATCCAACGCAAAGGATCCACATGTTTCTTTCCATTTTTTCACCGTTATGCCATGCGTTGAGGCGGTTCTGTAGTCTCCGTTCGCCCAATCGCTAAACGTCATATTGTTAATTCCAACCAATATTCCAAACATTTGTAAAGTAGGTGATATACCATATCTACCACATACACGTATATATATATTAAATATACTGTCTAATAGTTCTATGTCATTATTGCTTGGTTTTTCAATATGATCAGCAATATAAAAAAACATATCAATACGATTATTAGCTATATCTTTCTTATACTTTTCTATACTGTCATAATCTTCTTGATGTATGCACAATACAGTGTTTATATATTCATCTACCAATAACCATATTTTGTTTTCATATACTTCTATATTTTGGGATGTTGTTATAGTATTTGAATTTTTCACTGTATCGCCTCACTTTATAACGTTAATCTATTAAATCATTATAAATAAAAAAAGCCGGTCGGCTCTGGTTCGTTGTCCAGTAGCTAACCGGTTCAGTCCTCCAGCGGTTCGTTCTCGCTTTCGGCCTGTATCTGTATCTCTATTAACAGTATTAACATACAAGTTGTTATTCTGTCAACTATTTATTTAAAACTTTTAGTCAATCTCATATAACGCCATATACTATATCTATGTATATTATATATACTATATACAATATTATATTAATCAACTCAGCCTCTGGAATCTAGGAAGGGACAGGAAATAACTATAATTATAGATATTCATAATTCATAATATTAATATATATATAATATTATAATAGGGCATTTTGAACACGCAAAAAGCCAGACCTTCCGGCATCTAATCCGGCATGATCTGGCTATGTTTATTTCTGTGTTCAGTTACGATTCCGCTTTGTCAGCCCTGCCCCTTCCTGAGTTCCGTCGGCTTCGTTATATCGAACATAACAGAATGATTTCAAAAAGTCAAGTAAAAAAATGTCGTTGACTTTTTGACGGTATTGTGCTATGAATAATTATGTCAGGACTTCGGCGGCAGTTCTGTACCTGTCCTAAAAGCCGCCACAAAAAAGCATTATAAAAGCCCCTTGGAATTTTCCAAAGGGCTTATTTTTATCAGGCGAACGTTTCCAAAAACTCGTTTACGTCTTTAATTGTTCCGCATTCCACTTTTTCGCTGTTCGGGTTGTCGCTTCTGTAAAACGTTCCGGCTGCATCTGTCCAGAACGTAAAGCTGCTGTCGCTATATACTGCGAACGCCTTTTCTGTTAATTCGCTTTTATTAAATTCATACTTTTTCATTGCTTTCCCTCCCTTTATTGTCTGGGGCGATTGCTCGCCCCTCTGGTTATTCGTTTTCCTTCGTGTTCTCTTTGAGAAGTCCGGCTGAATGTTTTCTAATTTCGTTGTTCATTTCTCGGACTTCTTCAATGGTTTCGCATTTGTCAGTTGCTGTTGTGATCAACCATGCAATAAACTGTAATTGTTTGTCTGTCATGTTGTCCATGTTTTCTCCTTTCTGTAGTCTATAAGGTTTTTGTTTCCTTACAGCTACAATTATATCTCTAATTTTAGTGAATGTCAATATTTTTTTCACTTATTTTAGAGATTATTTTTTCTCTATCGCTATCAGTTTCTACATATTTTATAATGTCTCTTGGTTGCATTTCCAGAACTGCACAAAGTCTATTAAGATTATCCAAAGATATTGTTGTATCTCCTTTTTTAAATTTTTGCATTGTTGCTTGTCCGAAAAGTCCTGTATTCTTTGCTTTTGTGGTGTTTACACCGATTTTTGCAAGTTCTTCTATAACATTGATTTTATATTCTAACATTTGTATCCCTCCTGTTCATTTCTTCTATATATAATGTAACTTTTTCGTTTCTGATTGTCAAGAAATATTTTCTCTATTTTTTGTGATTTATATATTGACATTCTCTAATTTTAGTGATAATATATAACCATCAACAGAGAACAAGCAACCCGGACACGGAGCCGGAGAATGGAGGAAAAAAGCAATGAATAAATATACAAAGTATTTAAGTTGGGCAGTCTTCACAATGATCGACCGCAGCACACAAGACGACCGTAAAAGCAAAGTGAGCGTTTCGGGTGCATTCAATTGCCCGAGTAACGCGGAGGAATTTATCAAAACTCTTCCAGCCGGTCACAAATGGTATATTTTAGATTTTGACCGCCTGGAACGGTTCGAAAAATTTTATAATTACGTTCAGGACATAAACGAAAAATATGGAGATTATGCAATATTCCATATTAATGACGGCGGCTTTACCGTTGATGAATTAAATTGTTTCCGTAGTATCCTTGATATCTGGACAGATACAAAAATCAAATAAATTTTTCCGGCGGCGGTCAAGCCGTAGCCCCAACGCAACCGCCGGATTTCAAAAAAATAAGAAAAGAGGTAAATGAACTATGAAAAAATACACACTTGAAACATTAAAGAAAGAAAACGAGCTTTTCGACAGCTATTATGGGCTTGATGAATCAGACGTGGAAAAAGTAAACCGCATTATCGAAATGATTGAAAGATCACGTTCTATAGACGTTATTCAAAAATATGATGTAGTAGAGTATACAAACGAATACGGAGAATATTTCCCAAAAGCAACCGCGACAATGAAGAGAGGGGGAAATATAGAACTTTGTGAAAATGCCGGAGTGCATTTGAGTATTTGTGATAGTAAGTTATGTGGTAGTGTTTCAGGCGGTGCATTCAACCATCACAAAGAAAACGAATTTGCATATAAAGGCATGTCAAGCAATACTTTTTGGACTTGGGGAAATGCTGGGGCTTGCGCAAATGGCGGAATCTATTTTACTGCAACAGTTAATTTGTGGGAGTGTAACGATAATAAAGAAATGTTTTCCACAAAAACACATGATAAATATTATTTGTCATATAGAAAAGCAGAAAACAACGGAGATTATCAATATTTTGCTTCTAAAGCTGGAATGAATAGCTATGCATGGAGGACTGAAGAAGATATGCAAGCATGGTTGAGAACTAAAAGAGCAGTTGTGACCGAAAAAAATACATGGGGCGGTGCTGTTATATGGACATACAAAGAAATAGAACATCATCTTTCTGATATAGAATTTGACGCATTAAACGCGCAAGAAGATATTTTCTTGATGAACGGCAGTAAAAGACGTTGTAAACGTGTCTATGATGATAAGAATTATATCTTGCATACATATTTTGTCTGGTACTGGGAAGATGATACACAAGAATTTTATGCAAGAATGAACATTCAAAACAAAATTATTGATTCTTACGAGGTGGATTATCGCAAAAATGAAGTTAATAAAATCGCGCTCGAAGAATTAAGAAGTGGAATTGTAAAGCCGCTTGAAGTTAAATTCAATTAGGCTGGCAAGCGTACCGGGGAGCATTTCCCCGGCGGTCTTTTAACAAAAATTTAAGGAGGATAAGAAAACATGATCAAGATTGATATGTGGTACAACGACAAAAAGGAACAGGCAACCGGACTTGATATTCAGTTTAATGATTTAGGCTGTTTTTATTCTGGTAATATTAGAATTTTCGGTAAAATGGTTGGTGATTATTACGCGGACAGCGTACAAGAAATTTGTGAAGCGTTCCCGCATCTGAAAGAAAAAATAAACGCTTGTTTGAACTAAATAAAACAATTCCGGGCGGGGCTTTCCCGCCTGTTTTCCTAAATTGGAGGGTCTAAAAATGAACAAAACATTTATATCTTTCGCTAAAAAATACAACTTAAAATATACAGAATCAAAATATATGTACGGTCTTACCGGGTATGTGTTTGATTTTGAAATAGGTGAACATGATCTTATGTATTGGTGCCGGTCTAAGTTATCCAGACACAAAAGCCTTGTTGTAGAATGCAATTATCATGCGATGTGCATAAAAGTCTATGACCGAAAAGAAAAAGAAAAAGCTTGTGCTTTTTATGAGCTGGTGAAAAAGTTGCATGATATTTTCAACTTAGAATATCACGAAACAAAGAACGGCAGCCGGGCATATGATAAAGTTGTCGGATTTGTTGAATTACATCAGGAATACAAGCCCGCTTTTGATAGTATTTATAATTAATTTTTTACCGCTTTACGGCTTTAGGCCGTCGGCACACTCACGACGTGCGAAGCGGTTTTCTTTGCGTTGCTTTGTTGTATTTGGCTTTTAACGGCTTTTAATTGCTTCATGGTACATTTTACCGGATACGGCTATAAAATCATTTCTAGGGAATTTTACGCAATCAATTAAAAGGATTGACGGCAAAATATAACGGGCGTATTATGATAATATATGTCAATGTGGATAATTGCCGACTTGGATTCTGTACAGTTTATGCAGCTGTTGCCGGTTTCGTTATCCTTGCAAGCACTTATTTGGCATTTTACGGCTGTTTATATGCTTACATGTGAATTTTATCGACTGTAAATATAAAATTGATTTTATACACGTTTACGGGCTTGCTAGATATATTTATAGGTGTGTTTATGTTCCTGTTCGTGCTGTAACGCTGTATTTTTGGTTTTTAAGCCGTTTTATATCGTCACCCGATAAAGTATAGGCTTATGCCGTTCGAATTGATTTTAGGCGCAATTATGCAATTAATTACAATGTTTCTAGTATGATCGTGCGCATCGGATGGCGACATGCTTTGCCGCGGGTATATTCCTTGATGTATCATCGCTTTACTATGAAGCCTCACGAGCGCTAATTTTCACAGACATTTAAAAAGGCCCGAAGCATGGATTTTGAACGAAAAAAATCATTTTTCCATGGATACGGGTCGTTTTATAATTTTTATTTATTTGTAATTTTGTACAAATATTTTTATAGCATCTATTCTGGGACTGTAGAAAATGTAAAATTATTTCAATTTATTTAGATGATCTACTTTACCAGTGCTTCTTTTCTTCTTTATTGCGGTTCCACTCTTCATCCTCTGTTCTCGTTCTTCCTGTTTTTTGGTCTTCGATTTCTTTCTCAATGAGTTTCCAGTACTATACCCCATATTTTCCCTCCTTATCCTTGATCTTCTGACTTCTGGTCTTGAAATTGATGATGTCCACGTCCGTATTGAGTTCAGGTGGTATTTTCCCTACAACGATAACTCGCAGTGGCTCTATGCGCCTTTCCATTTCTTTAAAGCCTATACAGAATTCTTCTCTGGATGCTCTGGATTTAATTCTTCCATTGGTGCAACATGCTACGGTGCTTCTTTTTGGCACACCATCAAAAGCCCAGTCATAGCAATACTCTGGCGGTATGCTTACGTTCGGAATAACTTTAATTCCGTTCATGCTGAGATAATGAGACAATGCATGATTACGGTACTTCTGATAGATATTCATTGCAAATGGCATTCCATTCTCTCCCACTGCCATAGAAAAGTCAGGGCCTATCACGCTATGGAAACATTTTAAATGTTCCAGGTATCTGTCTGGATTATTCCAAATTTTTTCAAATTCGTAGTCGTGGATGTAGAAATTCACTGTCAGCTTGCGGTGATTCTTAATCTTCGGGCTGAAGCTATCCTTGAAATCCACAGTATCTTCGCCCGGATGCCCTGTGTATCTATCTAACATCGGTATCTGATATTTTCCGTCCAGTTCTGCTCCTATAATCATGTATTCTCTCATTACATCATATGCGGTATGACTAATTCCTTGTGAGATCATCGTTACCCTCCTGTTATTTATTAACATGATACGTGCGGCATTATTAGCACTTACATAATGCGACTCCTATGGCATATAGTTTATGCTAAAATTTTTTTAACTGTATTTCAATATTTCCATTGACTATAATTATTTTTGATATTATAGTTTTTAATATACGGTTTTTGTTTTGCTTGTCAATGTGTTCCCACACATCGGCAAGCTTTTTTATATTATCGTATACAAATTCTTTCTTCTGTGAGTTATCCGGGCTCTTCATCTCGTTCTGTATTTTTAGTTTTAATTCATCTATACCGGATTCCGTTTCTTTTATCATCTCCAGAACCGTATCATTTCCCTCAGCATAAAGAGTATACAGACGTTTTAGCTTCGTTTTCTCTTTTTGGAGTTGTTTACTCAAAATGTCTAGACAGCTTTCTCTTTCTTTTGGCTTATGCGATGATAAATTGAGGGAAATCTTTAAAATCTCATCTTCAACCTGCTTTTCAATATCTTCTGCCCACTCAAGTGAATTGCTGCAATTCGGATTGTAATTTGGTAAGTACGACATTCCATTATCTCTTGAATAGCAATAAATTTTATGCTTCCCATGAGTCCACTTCTGATATCTCATCTTGCATCCGCACACTCCGCAATAGCACAGCCCCGTCAAGAGCTGATTCTCGTGATTAACGCAGAAGCTTTTACTTTGCTTACGAGTTTTTCTTAATTCCTGGGCTAATTCGAATACTTTAATATCGAAAATTGGTTCATGTCTTCCCTTATATAGTTTCCCTTTATACGGAATCATGCCAATATTTACAGGACTGGTAAGAACCTGTCGTGTAACAAACTCGCTTTTAAATCCTATCAATTTCTGTATTCGAACATCAGAATAACCGGATATATACAAATTCATAGCTCGCAAAGCCATTTCTTTGCGTTCTGGTATGGGAACTAAGATTCCGTCTTCTTTGCTATATCTATAGCAATAAGGGGTGTTGCCACCTCCCATCCAATATCCCTGTTTCACTCGCTCCAGCATACCGCCACGCATTCTAAGCAGCATAGTATTTTTGTCAAGTTGCGCAAACACTGCCATCATCTGAGTGTATGCTTGCTCCATTGGGCTGTCGTAGCTTACACTATCATGAACGCATCTAAAATCCACCCCATTAGGTATGAATACACGTTCAATTAAGTATATTCCATCGACCATGCTTCTTGATAATCGATCTAGTTTAAACGCTACAACACATTTTAATTTTTTCTTTGAGCAATCATTAATTAAGCGTTGCAATGCTGGACGATTCATATTCGAACCTGTGAAGCCGTCATCCTCGTACCAATCAGATATAATCAATTGATTTTTTCTACAATAATTTTCAATATCTCTTTTCTGACTGTCTAATCCATTTCCCTCTTCGGCCTGTTTTTCTGTCGACACACGTAAATACGCAACACATTCCATGACTATTCCTCCTTTGTGTAGAAATGTGCCGCACATATCATGTTACGACACATTTTACACTACAATATTTTTGCGGTCAACCTAAGCATTCAATTATGATTTTAATAATTTCTTCTGGCAGTTCAATTTGTTCGATGTCAATTTCTTTTCCATCAATCGTAACAATTGCCATATGCTCACCTCTCATTTCACAAAATCAAAAATATTCATCTGTCCTTGTATTTCTTCTATTTCATCTTTTGTAAAAAATTTGCAGGCTGTCCAATTCGGATTCCAGTCAGCATCCAGTTCGTAATTTAAGCATTTGCATCTTTTAACGTTTTTAAACATCCTACATTCAAAGCATTGATGTTCATAGTTCGTACCGCCCGAACGCTTGTACATTTCGCTGATTCTTCTCATAGGCTGATGTCCTTCCATAATTCCGGGCATCTGACAAAGTCATGCTCGCATTCTGCATATATGACGCATTTGTGGCAATCATGCCTACCAATTTGCTTTGCGTATTGTCGTATTACTTTCCTACATATAAGCACCAGTTCTGGCGTGATATCTAACTTTTCGTCTTTGCCCTCCATGCTTTTCTCCTTTTCTTTGTTGCTGCATATTCAAATTTGCCTTCTTTTACGCAATCTCTTGGGTCACATCCTCGACTATGGCCGACCATAAAAATATAATCGCACGGTTGCATTTTCCCTGATGTGCCGTTTGATTTCGGATAGAACTTGCAGTCTGTGCATTGACGATTAGTCAAATTCTGAATTTCTTGTGGCGTCAATTTTATCCACGGTTTACGCTTGTTTTCCATTTTCACCGCCTTGAATCTTTTTGATAAGTTCCTGTTTCATTGCATCCGCTATGTGTTCCCTGACTGATTCTTCAGGAAAGGGGATTTCCAATGATCGCTCTAAAATTCTGTTTGTAATGCGGTCATCATATTTCAATCGGGAAATAGGATAATTACTGGTGAAAATTGTGGTTTTCTTGTCCACATACCGACCATTGATGATTCCGTAGAATTTTTCATTAATCCAATCTTTCCCAGATTCCGCACCAAAATCGTCAATAATCAAAATATCCGCGTAAGTCAAATCACTAATCAGCTTATTCTCTGCGTTTTTCCCTCGTTCTCCCCATGTTGACTTTATCTCATCAAGAATTTTTAGGGATGTTGTGAATTTTACCGATTTCTGATGCTTTTCTATCATCTCATTTGCCATGCTACATACAAGCCTTGTCTTTCCAGAGCCTTTAGTATTTGAATATATGTACAGCCCAATTCCCTGTTCCTGCATCTGTTGGATATTTTCGATCCAATATTTAACAGCTTTTGCCGCCTGTATGAATATTTCCTTACTTTCTGGAAGTTGATACACGCTGCTTTTCATATTTGAAAATCTGCATTCCTTGTACATATCCGGCATTTCAGCAAATTGCAGCTGGTTCTGTAAGATCATCTTCTTTCTGATTCCGCAATGGCATTCTTCACAATATGGAACGCCATTATCATCCCTTGACCATATCCAACCAGAACCGCCACAATCAGGACAATCAGTCTGCAAATGGAGTGTCTGAGATTTCGCTTCCTCCGCATTGATCGAATGGGATAAGCGGTTTGACATGCGCTTGAGCTGTTCTACCGGTTCCATGCTTGATGTCGCCTCCTTTTATAACATTGTAGTTTCCTTCCAAAACTTTTGTAAAATTATTCGGCTTTACGAACCAGTCAAATGTTATCATCCATCCGCGGTTATTCTCTCCTCGCAGAAAATCACTGTAGCGAACGTTGTTGATTGCACTAAGGACTTCATCAATTCCGTATTCACGGATTCGCCCTTTGAGTAACTGACATCTTTTTGATGATGGTTTAATATCGCGTATTGGATTGATGCCAACTTCCTGTAATTTGTTCCATTCTTCGATGACGCGTCGGACATCAGTCTGACAAATAGTATCTTTAGATACTATTAATTTATTATCTTTCTCTTTATCTATATCTATATCTTTATCTAAACCTATATCTTTCTCTGCGTGCGTCTTTGTTGCGTCTTTGTTGCGTCTATTGTGCGTCTGACGGTTTGAACGCTCTATTAATTTGGTATCGTCAATAACATTTCCGCTTGCTAATGAATAGCTTCCATTCTCTTTTAAAAGCAACATCCTCTTTTCGTCAATATATGAAGTTTCCGTGTATCTATCTCTTGACAATGTGTTATGCATTCGCCAGTGTTTGATTACTATTACACCGTCTTCAAACGTAAGAACAAACCTTTTTGCAATCAATAATCGCAGATCATCTTCGCTTGCTCCTGTGATTTTCATTATCCTTTTTGGGTTTCCAATAAATCCATCATCGTCAGCCCTCATATTCAAATGGAAATATAAGCATTGCGTTGTTGCCGGCATATCCAAAAATGCGTCACTGTCAACAATTTTCATCGTAAACATTCGTTTCTGTGCCAATTCTAAAATTCCTTTCTCCAATTCCTGGTTTTTCAAAAGTGTTTATTTTAATTCAACTTCCATTCCATTGATTTTCAGTTCTCCATTTACCGGAATTACAAGAGATGGAACACCGTTTATTTCTTTCAGTTCAATCAGAGCAATTTTATCTGGCTGGATGCAGATTGTTGCATCTGGTGTTACAATTTTTGCAGTTTTTGAATTATGAATATTGTCAAGAGCAACGGGTTCATTGCTGAAATACATTTCCCAGTTTTCTTTGAAATCCGACAACTTCTCGTCTGGAGCTCCGCAATATCCAAAAATCTGTTCCATTTCATCACATGACACGGTTACCATCTCCGGGCTGTCTTTCTTCTGTTCTCTTACTTCCTGCAAAGATTCAACCAGACTTTCCGCGAAATTGAATGTTGTATTTCCTTCGAAATTGTCCATAATAAAATCTGAAAAGACATTGATCTCGTTGCCGGGTATACGGGGAATTGGTGCGCCAAGAACGTTTTCAATGAAGTCGGGATGAATATTCTTTATGTTTTTGTTGAAATACAAGGTTCCATGAATATCAGTGCTTCTGTCATTGAATACAGGGAATAAGAATCCTGTTTCTGGTCTTGAGACTACCCAATCACGAATTCTGTCTTTGATGTTATTTTCAGCCACATCATAGATAAGCCCAGCCTTTGAAAGATTTACTGGACAAATGCTGCACAGAATGTGTTCATAAATTTCTTCTGATGCATCGTGCATTTCGGTTCCATCAGAAGCTTTTCCTGGAATGTCATATACTGCATGAATGAGAACTATGTAGTAATTTTCGTGATAATCGTAATTTTCAATCACTTTGTCGTATAACTCGTCCAAAAGTTCGTCATTTTTAAGCTTACTTGCTCTAATCCGCATAAGAAATTCCTGTGTTCCACCCTCTTTTTCCTGTGATAATGGAAAATCAAGGTTCATAAGGTTTTTTCCAAGTCTGCCAGACATGGTTTTCTTGAAAATGTCAAAATACTTAAACATTTCTTCCTCTGGAAGAGACAGGAATGCTTCTTTAATTTTGGTTTTCTTGTTCTTTTCTGCGTCCACATAACAACCACAAATGCGTGTGATTGTGCAATTGACTGGAGTAAACTGTTTCTTAATTTCTGCGATTTCTTTCTTATTCATTCTTTTCCATCCTTTCTGCTTATTTCGCTTGTTTCTTCTCAATCCACTTATTAATTTTATCTTCGGAAATCATATACATTTGCTTTAGCATTTCGATGCAGATCAACACATCTGCAATTTCTTTTATCATGTTATCACGGTCGATTTTCCACGTTTTTCCTTACTGATTGCTTGTATAAGTTCCGCACATTCCTCCATGCAGACGGTTGCCTGAATTTCTTCTCCGTAATGGTCAACACTTCTAGCAATAACGCTTTCGTCAATGTTATATGTCATTTTCTTCGCACCAGTCAATTTTCTGCCCGCATTCAAAACAGTACTTGCTTATTTTTTTACCAATAACAGGTGTTCCGCATTTCGCACATTTTTGAGTGGAAAATATATTGTACGGAAAATCTGGAACATATTCTTCAGGTTTGCATGGAATCTGCTTTTCCAATGCTTTTGCTCCGGAATCACACGCCCATGCTTCCTTGAGATATTTTTTTCTGCCATTCATCTTTGTTTTCAGAACTTTCAAGGAAACATAAATGCCGGTCTCTCATATCTAATAAGATGTCTTTTGCTTCTTTATTGTCCATTTCTATTCCTCCATCACTAATTCAAAATATTCTTCTTTCCATTTCAGAACATTATGAAAATCAAATGAACTATATCCTACATGGTAATAATCCTCGCCAACTTTCTTATATTTTAATTCAAAATACGGCTTGTCATCTACAATTCTAAAAATCTGTTCTAATTCCGTTACAATTTCCTTTTCGACTTCAACAGGAATACTTGCTTTTTCCATTTTGTTAATCCTCCGCTCCAAACATTTTTCTTAAACTATGCTGATAATTTTTCGCTGTTTGCTCAAGAGTATCATAAGCCGGCCTCAGCGTGCATCTTTCTTTGTACCCGTCACATTTAGTTCCGAATAGGATAGTATTTCTACATATACCGTTTTGACTAGCGCAGCATTTATTCATTCTTCATCTCCTCCAGCTGTTTTACTGCTTTTCTACAATCTCTATTTGCAGACCGGAACATCATCAAAAGTATTTCAGACACAGGCCTTGTCCGATTTCTTCGCTTTGCTTTTTTGATGCATGCAAGCTCATTTCCATCTGGCACATATATTCCTACGTAATGCGGAATTTCAAGGGATATCGCAGCATATACATCTGTCGGCATAACCAGATAGTTATAATCGCCAACAAAATTCAGCCCATGACCAGAATGAAAATCTTCAGCAGATGACTTGATTTCATAGCAATAACAATCGCCTTTTTCTATCCCGGACACGCTATTATTCACCGGCGCGAACCGCATATAATCCACCCTTACTGCATGATCTGTCGAATAATCGAATGTCACTTCTTTCGCCCAATAAATACGTGGATCATTTTGAGGATTTATTTTCTTTTCAAGCATGGCTGATAGTTTCGCTGTAATCTCAGGTCTTGTCATTTTGAATCTCCTCCAATTTCTTCTCAGCTTCTTCACGGGTGAGGAATACCACAACATTCAATTCTCCAAGCCATTCATCCTCGTTCGCCCATAAAAACCATCTGCCGTCTTTTCCGTATTCAATTCCGCTTACCACGTTTTTTCGAATACCCGTGCCATATATATCCCATACAGTTGTGCCGATAGAACACGGCAATCTCACAAGTAAGCCCTGTTCTTCTAAATCTTCATAAGATTTCAGTTTCTCTAGCCATTCCGCAAGCTGTTCGTGTTCTTCTGCGTCTTTAACACAATCGGCCTTGTGCTGTTTATTGAGTTCTTCATTCATTAGTGACACCTTGGTATATTTACTGTTCCATCTTTGCTTTTTCGCCACTCCTCTTACACGACAAATAGCTTCTTCAAGTGTTAATCTCTCCACCTACTTCACCTCTTTCATCTGACTTTCTACAATATCTGCAAGTAGCTTCAAGGACTCAATAAATGATTCCGTCAATGCTGTCCTGGATGGGTTTTTAGTGAATGTTCTGACAAGGTTTATAGCATCTTTTAACTTCTTCTCATCTTCAATTACGTCTGATACTTCTACTAATTCATATCCCGGTGCAAGGCTGGCATTTCTTGTTAGTTCTTTATTGCTATAGAATTTTAATATATCCGGGATCTGCTGTTCTTCAAATGGATATGGATACGCTTCTTTTCCACCGTACCATCTATATCCTTGTCTCTTTGCTGCTTTCAGAATATTTTCATACTCTTCATGTGTTCTGATTAATACACATTTATTCGTCAGATCAATCATCTGCTTCGCCTCCTGTAATCTCATCAATACAATCGTTCCAGCCGATCTTATAGCTCGGTAGTTTGCCTCCCGCTTTGAAATACTCGCCGTTATAAAGCCCAGTTACTTTCATTTTCTCCGGCAGCGGCTTCAATGGACACCAATCAGGTCTAATACTCAAATCTGTAATATCTCTATTGTTTACTCTACAGAACGGGTGAAGCACTCCACTGCGTAAAACGCATAAAGCACAATATTTTGGCGTATCTCTCACTAATACTGATTTACTCATTCAACTCCACCACCTTTCACGATTTCATCAATTGTTGCATCTCCTTCTATGCAATATTTTTCAAATAAATAATTCTCTAATTGCTCTGCAACTTCATCTACATCAAAAGCTGTCAGCTGATTGTTAACGCAATCAATAAACTCTTTCTGGTCAGAACTAATACTTGTTCCAATCTCCCAAATTTTGATGTATTTGATTAATTCGTCTGCATCAATCAGTCTGCTCATATTCTATTCTCCTAACTGTTTTAAAATTTCTTTTGCAATTTTATTACTTTCCTGCATGGAAACTCCCCATCCATTATATTTTCTGTGGCATTCATCACAGTTCCATTCACCATTATCACTTTCTTTAATTTCGCTATTGAATCTGCAATTATCGCAATACATATGATCGAGAGTGCCGTAAATGATGCTTGCAATATCGTCTTGTTTGCTATTAGCATCGTCTACGTGTTTCTGCTTAGTTAAATATTCAAACGCTCTCAGCTCATTTTTCCCGACCCATTTAATCCATGCACCGCAATCCCCGCAATACAATCCCGTATTATTCCCAACTTTCTTGACAAAAAGGTTTTTACTATTGCACTTTGGACATCTATATTCTTTCATCTTTCATCCTCCCACACTCCCAACAACCGCATCCTCTCATACAGTACAGCGACGGTCTTGCGCCTGTATCCGTAAAAGTCTTTCGGGTTCATCGGGATATATCTTTCTCTGCTGATTTTTCTGTAACTTTTCCGGTGTAGGATATTCTCAATAACCATATCCGCTATCACCGTGTTTTTCGGGCAAGCTGACAAGGCAGCACCAGAAAGCAGGTATCCGTACTCTGCCGGGAAGTCTTTCAGCATCGTATTCAGTTTTTCTATGTCTTCTGCCGGAATACCGTAGTCTTTCAGCTTCTTATTCCTTGTCAGCATACCGTTGCTCCTTTCTAATCGTCTGGGTGGTGCTTGTCGTACATGATTGCCACACATGCAAGACCAACCACTCCGAATATGGTTCCAAGGGTGAATTCTAATAAGAATGTAATCATGGCTCGTCCTCCTTATATGGTTCTGGAAGTGGCATCCAGGCAATAACACAGTCTTCATCATCCCATTTTCCATTTTCGATACCGCACATTCCCGTGAATGGTTCTTCCTGTCCGACAAGCTCTCCGTCTAAAGTAGTGATATATGTTCCGTCTTCCGGTAATCTCTCACTGACTGGAATCCAACCATTTTCTTTCTCGTCCTGTTCCAGATCATCCTTAATCTGTTCTATCATTTCCAGAACATCACTTGCTAAAACCATCTGGTGGCCATCCGCAAGTTTCTTCATGAAATCATGATAATCCGATAATCTGTCTTTGATATGGCTCATACTTCCACCTCCACTTCTGTATCTATGTAAATCCTTTCAACTTTGCGTGTTTTGATATTTGTGCAAGAAACATATCCATCTGTATTTTCGATTACATGTCCAGCTCTATACATTTCGCATTTATATTGGAAAACATCTCCATGTTTCAAAGAGCCAATATTGGTCTTGTTCATACTTACACCTCACTATCTTCTGGCATCTGATAATCAATATGTCCATTTACATAGGCTTCCTGGATCATATCCAATACTTTCATGGCTTTTTCTTTTGCGGAATATCTTCCGACCATGAGTGAGCCTGTGCCATCTTCGACATAGACATCCTCACTATCCTTTTCAGGAAAGGCTGATACCGTGCAAATATTTTCGAAATTTACAATCATTCTTTTATCCTGACTTCTGATTAACATTTTGTGTCCTCCTTGCCCGCATACATTTTCACCTGCTTCATCTTTTTAATAAACAGTTTCATTTCATATCCTGTAAGACCAACACAAGTATTTCCAATTCCTTTATCATCTCTTAAATCTGGATCATATGACTGCAAAATATGTCTACCAGATTTTTTGTGTTCAATGACAACTTTTTGTGTAAAATTATATTTCTTATCTTTTCTTTTATACACACACCCATACTTGTCTTCTTTTTCTTTTGTAAATCCAATTTCTGCTAATTTCTCATCTACTGTTTTAAATAATTTCATTTTGCGTCCTCCTTATCATTTATTCTTCGATTCCACTGCTCTACAGCTTCTTCCTCTGTCTTTCTCCAGCGTTCAACCATTCCATCGCATTCTGTGCAAGCTACAAGATATTCTTTTCTCGAATCTTCATATTCATTAATCAGCATTTCTGCCTTTCCTCCGCAAAACGGACAAGGTTTTAATTTATCCATTTTTCCTCCTTATTTTCTCATATAATTCAAAATATTCTCCCGATGTTTCTGGCAGCTTAATACAATCTGGCTCATAAGGTTTTGGATATACCGTATATCCGCATTTCGTACATTTGATTTGTGGCGGAAAATCTCTGCTCCATTCCATGTTTCCACCACATTTTCTGCAACGGATGTATCTCTCTACTTTCTTTGGTTTTGTCTTGAAGAATGAAGCGTAATTATTGTTTTTCATTTCCGTTCTCCTGCTCTTTAAATTCCATCTTCAAATCGTAGACAAACTGGCAAAGTTTCTCTGCAACCTCATCCGCATTCTCTACATTTGCAAGCTGTCTAACATACTGCTTACCAAAGATAACACAAGTCAACTTTCTGATTGTTTCCCAGACCTGCCACGAAATAATGGTGGAATCGAAAGCTTCTGCCATAAGAGAATATCTTCCATTTCCATTCTCATCTCTGAACCATTTTTCTCTTGGTACCTTTAATGTGGTTGCAACATCTTCTCTGGTAAGGCAACCTTTGTATTTCTCATCCATACGTTTTTCCAGTTCATCTAAAAGTTCCTTCTTTTCCTGTTCTGTCATTACGTCCTCCTAATATCTGTCAAATTCAATGTTGTTGTCTGAATAGAATCTGTATGAATCCTCTCTGATTTTCTTAACTTCACGCATGATAATTTCTTTTGTTTTACTGACAGCTTCCTCAAAATCCTCTGTTCCAAGATCATAGTTATCAATGTTCAGTGCCTTGCTGTTGAGAAACAGTGCATCTCCACAGCCGACATATTTGTGAATACTGATTCCTAAAGAATTATCTTTCAATGTAAAAATACTCCCAATTTCAGGTTTTTCGTTATACTTGGCATTACTTTTGAATTTCATTTTCCATCCTCACTTTCCCCATGTAAGCAACTGGCACGCTATCAATTTAGATCTACGTTCATTTTTCTTGCTATGGCTTCTATAACTGTCACTGTTACGCCGTTTCCTGCTTGTTTGTATAACTGGCTGTCAGAATTAACAAACTGAGCCTTTTTAAAATAATCATCCGACCAACCTTGCAGCCGAAAACATTCTTTCGGTGTCAGCTTCCGGATTGCTATGTAACACTGATATTTTTCATACCAGACTGCATATACAACCAATTCTTCCGACACTTGAACAAATATCCCTTGATTGCAGCTTGTGTCTAGTGTGTTTGCAATCTCTTTCCCAACTCTTCCTCTTCTTGTCTTACTACCTCGAACTGATAAATTCACAGCATCGACACCAACTCTGCACTCTGAATATCCTTGTTTTGTTGCTTCTGCTACCTTTACGCAAATATCTAAATTATTTTCTTGCGATTGTCCTCTAAGTATCGAAACTTTATTTCTAGGAGCAACTTTCCTGATTGTGCTTGCTGTAATGTTTTTGAACTTAACAGCAACAGCCGTAGCACCTCTGTCTGTTTGGCAAGCGAAATTTACTCCACTGTTTTTCTGGTATTGATTTTTCAATGTTCTGCATGTTCCATCTGGCATACAATTAAATCCAGTAGGTTCAATCGCTACGCCATGTATATCTGCTCTTGTAAGTGTAAACATTGGCTCGCCATTGTCTTTGAATCTTCTCCCATTCTGACGTTTTTCTGCACGATCTGGTGTGAGAACTGGAATTGCAACTCCACTTACTTCGGCTTTATGATTTGCAATTCCTTTATTGTATCTGGCTTGTAAGCACCTTGCCTTATTGGTCAACTCTGTTTCTTGATAACTCAAATCAATAAAACACGGCAATGCTACATGATGTCCTCTTCCACCACCTTGTCCAGTATCAAGAGCTTCGGTAATTCCATCAGATCCGAACACTTGCGTATTTCTTCTATATCCGTCTTTATGTGCAATTATTTGAATACTATTTTTTCCGTCTGTTCCTTCGATAGGAAATACTTTTGAGGTACTTCTCCCTCTAAGATGTCCGATAATAAAACATCTTTCCCGGTTTTGCGGTACTCCGAAATCTTTGGAGTTGAGCACCTGCCATTCTGCATCATACCCCCACTGCTCCATTTCAATGAGCAATCTGGCGAAATCCCATCCTCCATTAACACTAAGCAGATTTTTAACGTTCTCAATGAAAAGGTAAGTGGGTTTATCTTCTTCTTTGAGCTGTCCGACAAGGTACATAACTCTGAAAAACAGACTTGAACGGTTTCCTTGAAATCCGGCTTGCTTTCCTGCAACGGATATGTCCTGGCAAGGGAATCCGAAGCACCAGCAGTCAGCTTTTGGAATGTCTCCGGCATACACTCTTCTAATGTCATTTGCATACCATTCTCCATTTCTGTATTCCTCCTTTAATATTTCTTTCTGTCTTTTCTTGATAGGAATATCTTCCAATACCTTTCGCTGTTCATCTGTCAGTAAGTGCATTGAGATATAACTCGCAGTAGCAAATTTATCAAATTCGCAAAAACCAACGCATTCATGCCCCGCTAATTCCATCCCCCTGCGAAACCCTCCGATTCCTGCGAAAAAATCTATAAATTTCATTTTAAACTCCCATCTTCTTAACCAGATTCTTATTCAATCCCTCTTAACATCAAGCTTAACTTGCTGTAGCAAGGGCAAATTCTTGTGTGATTGTAAATATCTTCCAGTAAAACGCAAAATGGAAACATCTGTTTTACTTCATAGATATGTTCTATTCCGTCCTCACCACGTTCTGCGTATTTGATTCTTTTTCCAACATGCAAATCAAATGCATTGGATATATATGCTTTAAGCCCATATATGTTCACTTTGCTCATTTTTGTGCACCAATCCTTCCTTAAAAGCTACTATTGCAGCTTCCTTACTGTGATGTATTTTTGTTATGGTTTTACATTCTGTGCATTCACACCAATATAAATCTCCTCCATAATGCCGGTTATAATCTGCGAAAACATGAAAACGATTCCCGCATTTAGGGCAAATCCTACTTTTACCATTTTCAACATTAATTCCCATTCTTTCATTAAACATCGAACATTTCCTCGTTATCATCACCAGAATCGAAATCTGACGTTTCTTCACAATCAGTTGATTTATTTCTGGACATATTCTTTCCACGTTCGATCAGTTCTGTTCTCTGCTCTTCGGTCAATTCTCTTGGTGCTCGTAATTTCACGTACTTAACTGGGACATAGGCAAATATGGAACCATCTTTGTTTGTGGTCAGAATCTTCACATCTTCTGGATGCTGTTCTGCAAGCTTCAGGACTCTTCCTTTCATCTTACTGCCGTTATGCGCTGATACTTCTGCGTACTCACCACCGCGAATCCACGCAATGCTGCATTCATTGCAATTCTCTGTCATGATTAGTCCTCTCTTTCTCCAAATCCAAATTCTTTATTTATATTTATGGAATCAAATTCAAGTTTAATTCCCATTGTTTCTTTTGCTTCCTGGTATGCTTTTTCAATTCCAACTTCTTCAATGTGTTCTTTGGCAGAGTTTAGGTTTTCTAAGAATCTCTGATTGGATTTTGTAAATCCCCATGTTTTCTTAATTGCAAACAAACTGATAAGAACATTTGCAACTGCGATATAATCCTCTGCTTTCCATAGCTTTTCTTGTGATTCTGAAATAAGTTCTTCCGATATTTCCTTGCGTATTTCATCTTCACGTTGCTTCAAGTACAGTTTTAGTGTTTCAACTCTTGCACCTGTCGTTTTGGAAATCTGTTCCAAACTGTAATTACTAAAATTGTATGGAATTGGATTCCGTGACTTTTCAGCCGCTTTCTGCTGTCTTCTTCTCTCTGCCCTGTTCATACTCCCATCATCCCTTTCAACTGGTTTGTGATTAGAACAAATTCTTTCAGAAGTTTCCTGTCTAATGGTGTGGTTCCGGTCACGGTATTATCGCCATCATAGACAACTGCGTATTTTTCGTTAATCAGTTTTGCGGATGAAACCGCATTCAAAACTTCTTGTCTGGAGCATTTTAGCATTTGCGAAATATCATCAGCGGTCATATCGCCAATCCATTGTTCATTCTCGAAAACACTGTATATTCTCATACTTCTGCCACCTTTTGATATTCATATCCAACAAGGTGAAACGCTCGCGGAGTATTCGGATGCGCAGTAGCAATCAAGCCATCAAGTTCGAGCTGCCTCATATGTCGTTGCACAGTTGCTTTTGATATGCCAAGGCTTTCGGAAATTTCTTTAAATGACGGTGCGTATCCATATTTTGTAAAATATCTGATAAGAAACAGATAAATTTCTTTTCTGTTCTCTTGTCCCTCGAGATACTTTCTTTCGGTGTTATATTTACTTACCATAGTTACCTCATTTCTTTTAACCTCTGGGTTCAGATCGCGATCATATGCCAAGGAAGTTGCATGAATCAGTCCAAACCCAGAGGGCGTGCGCATATTTAGTTGTAATTATTTGGGATTTTGTCTGCCAGAACCGGCAGCTTTATCATTTGTAAGATTCTTCATCAAGAAGATTATTGAATTTCTCAAGTGCCTTTATAGACACCTTGTTGTTTGATTTCTCCGGTTTGATTGATACTTCTAAGTGAGTATCAATGATATGCTTTAATTCTCTTGCAAGGGTTGTTTTTCCTTGCTTGATTCCATCTCTATAGCCTTTAGCTGGTTTGAATTCATTAATCTTTTCTTTCCCCTCGCCTTGGCTTCCAGATGTCTTGTTGTATCTGCATTGATAACCTTTCTTTGTATATTCCAGAATCCAGAACTGCTCCATTTTATCAAGCTGTTCTACCGGATAATGAATGAAATTAATTTTCCATCCAAAAGGATTATCTTCACTGTAGAATCCTCTTTTCTTTATGGACAAGTCAATGTGCTGATATCCAGTGAGATGTGAACACATCCTCTGAATTATATGTACTGCTTGCCCGATATAAAAGAATGGGATTCCGTTTTCATCTACTCTGGTTAAGAAATAAATACCGCTTTTGTTATCTAAATCCGGATTAACTTTTAAAAGCCTTTTCTTGTTACTCACTTCGATAGCCTTAAACTGACGAATTTTTTTATAATCCACTAGGCATCACTCCTTTTCAATCTGGTCAATGAGTTTCTTACACTCATCTTTGACATAAGCAAGTGAACAGATTTTGAAATCCGTTTCGAAGCCGAAATCTTTGCTCGACTCTCTCCAGAAGTTTTCCATTGTATGAAAAAGTCTTTTAAAGTCTGGGTCATCTCCAAAATACTGTTTTGCTGTATCAACATCATATCCATCAAAACAATGAGCACAATCAAATCCAATCCACCATGTATTATCATCGCTGCAATCATATAGTGATGGTTCTGCATAAGTAACTCCGCCATGACAGTTAAGATAGCCTAAATCGACAACTCTTTTCTTTGCTAACTTATGGCTGTAAGGTATTCCGACATATCCGCATCTGTATGCTCCGGGCATAAACAGAACTACACATGGATAACCTTTATAATCAAATTTGCACTCTAAAATTGGTTTCATTTCATCGCTCCTTAATTAAACGGAAGTTCGTCATCCATAATTGACGGCATATCCATAAATCCACTTGTGTCCTGTTCTGGATTTGGAACTGGTGGCTGCAACTGTTCTTCTGGCTGGATCTTCTTGTTCTCCGCAAACTCATGTGTTTCCACAAGGCAATCATTTGTGTAGACTTTCCTTCCGTCCTTGTCAGTGTAATTTCCAGTCCTCCAAGTTCCGATAACTGCAATCTTCATTCCTTTATACAGATATTTTTCGGCAAACTCACCATTCTTTCCAAGTGCAACACAATTTATGAAGTCTGATGTGCGTTCATTGTTTTTGCGATACTGTCTCTCAACTGCAAGTGTGTATCTGGCAATTGTTATATTGTTTGTTCCCATTCCTATTTCTGGGTCTTTTACCAAACGTCCGATCAAAATTACTTTATTCATGTTTGTTCTCCTTGTACGGTTCTGGCATAGCTGGCAAAGGCATCCATGCAATTACTTTCAATTTTTCGAAACCGTCTGTAAAATATTCTCCATTCCACATTGCTCTGAATGGAATTGTTCCTTTTTCGGTAGCAATCAAATATATGTCTCCTTTAAAATTATGATTAGGTTTTGGTTCCGGCGGCAGTTTCACGTCTACTGGAATCCACATATCCGATAAGCTATATGAATTAAACAGTTTCTCAATCTTTTCGATTGCATCATTCCAACCCTTGTTGTACCGACAGAACAATGGGTCAACTTTCTCTGGATTACTGTGAGTTGACGGCTTCTTTAATTTTTTAAGTGATTCTAAGAAATGTTCCATGTATCTTCCTCCTCATAATCATTGCAATACAGGGAACCGTAATCCCATGCTAACGTACAGCAGTTACGAAATCTGCATTTGCTACAATCTGTCATTTCCATGAAATTTCTCCTTTCAGAACGGGCATAAATTCAAGTCGACTTCCAGTCCAGCCCGTCCAATCTGAACCAGAACATTGTCTCCTGCGACTTCCTGTATTTCTTTCTGTATTTTACAGGCATCAGATGAATCCCCACTTAAATGTACCAGTGTTACTGTTCGAAGTGATTCTGTGCGATTTTCCTTAATGAATTGCTTGCAAGTTGATAAAGAGCAATGCCCAGTGATCTGGTGCTCCCACTTCGAGTTGTTTCTGTCTATCAGCTCCTCGCAGTAATTACAACCAATAACCAAATGATTAAGTTCCATTGATTTGAATTTGTACCTGCAATGCTCAAAGTCTGTCAGATAAAGAAGCTTTCCCATTTCTTCATGTTCCACCAGATACCCGAAGTTCGGACACGGTTCTTTATTTGCGGATGTATGTGGCAGATTGAACGGAACTGCGCTGAAGGAACCGATTTTAAAATACCTCTTTTTAGTGACAGCTTTTATGGCTCCGTCCGTTATGCCTAAATTTTTGATTGTTTCTGCTCTGGTATAGACCGTGATTCCAGCGTTCATGATTTCACGAACAGTTTTGTTGTGATTGCCAGTGTGATCTCCGTGTTCATGGGAGAGAAGTACGCCAGAAACATTGCTTATCTGGTAGTCAATCCCTCTAAGGATTTTCTTGTAGTTGCATCCGCAGTCAAGAAGAACAATCTCGCCTGCACTTGACTGCAAAGCGTAGCAATTTCCTTTGGTACTACCTGTTGAAATTACTCGCATGAACAAATGGCATCACCTCGCTTTCTGTGCATTGCATTTATGCTTCTAAGATATTTTCAACTTCATCTATGGCTTTCTCTAAATCGGAATAGGCATATGGTATGTCTTTTCCTCTATTTAGACTCTCTAACTCCGCATAGCTTACTTTGCACATGCTGTCTCGTATTAATTTGAGTTCCCTCAACGTAAGTTCAATGGTTATTATCTGTTCCCAGTCCTTTTTACTGTCTACTCTCTTCATACTTCATCATCCTCCGGGAATCTAAACACAATGTTTGCCGGTTCGAATTTCATATCTGGGCTGTTAACCATTATTTTGATGATTCCAAAACCTCTTGCAGCCATTTTTATGCATTCCTCGTAATCGTCATCGCTCATTTCAACGTTTTGCGCAAGAAACATTCCTGCATACACTTTATGCAACGCTTTCATAGCTTTTTTGGCTTTTTCTTTTGTCAAATAACGAGCCATAACTGTTCCCTTTTCACCTACCATCGGCACGTATGCTCTTATGATATTTCCGGTTCTACTTAATGAAGTGATTTCATAAGGAACGTCAATTTCTCCATTCTGACTAATTAATCTCATTTTATCCTCCTTTTAATTTCCGAATCCATACTATGGCATAATTTGATACAATTTCCATGAAGCATATGATTTTGGCATGCTCCGTATTTTTCATGGAATTTTTCTATCGACATCTTCCCGTCATTCACTACCCGTACCCATCTTCGGATTTTTCTCTGTGTTTTTCTTTTCTTATCACCACGCAATTTTCTGATATATTTTCCTTCATCAGTCACGTAATGGTGAAAGCCCAGATAACACAATCCCATGCGAAATGGTACAATTTGTGATTTAGGGTTTAGCTCCAATCCAAGGCTTTCAATCATCATTCGGATTGCTTCAAGAATTTCTCTGGCATCTTCTTTCGTTTTACAAATCACATAAAAATCATCGTTGTATCGTCCGTAATATGGATTTCCAAATTCAATCGTTATCATCTGATCCAGTGAATGTAAAAGCAACAATGCGTACTTTTGATTTACCTGATTTCCTAATGGAAGCCCGGGATTACCTGTACTGTCAATAAACAAATGGTTCAACCAGACTGTAAAATCATCATCAAAGTAATAATCCAAAACATCTTTCATGATTTCATGGTCTATGCAATAAAAGTATTTGTGAATATCACATTTTACAATCCAACTATTCATTCCATTTCTTTTATAGAAATCCAACATTTGATTTCTTAACCCGTCCATTGCCATGTGTTGTCCTTTTCCTTGCTGTCCGGCAGTGTTCCATTTAATCAGGATATTTTCAAGTTTCGGTGTCAGAATGTAATCAGAAAAGCATCTCTGCACTACTTTGTCCTTAAATGCACATGATTCTATCGTGCGCTCTTTTGGCTCATGAATTTGAAATTTATTATACGGATTTATGGTATACGTTTGGCTTTCCAATTGTTCCTTCAAGAGATGAATGCCTTCAAGAGACAAATTAGAAAATCTTGCAGTACCTGAATTAAATTTCTTACCGCTCTTAACCTTCTTGTAAGAACGATATAAATTTTCAAAATTTGTAACAATTTCTTTTTCCATTTATTTTGTTCCTTTGTATTTATCCGTTGCGGAAAGGTTATGCATTTGCTTGTATCTTTACTGATTTCAGCTTTACGCTTACTCTGTCTGCCTGTGATGCAGGTTGGGCGAACACCATTTTCGTTGTTGTAATTGTTGTTGTTGATATTGCCCGAAGGGGAAACAATAGTATTCGCAGTGCATAACCTGTGAAAATTATCTTTTCCTGTCTTTTGTTCTCCATGAAATAGTCATATACTTTATATCTTTTACCATTTGCGACCATGCTTCCATTCCACCGGAATTGATAATTCCTAATTCATATGAAAGTTCTATAAAGTACATCAACTCATCACAATGAGTAATGGCTTTTGTTTGAAGTTCTAATCGTTCTCTTTTATAATCTTTCAGATCAGTTCGGTTGGCTTCAAATAGTGACTCATAAATTTCCAATGCTTTATTTTGCATTTTATCTACAAGTGAAAACCTGTATTTCTTCGGGTATCGTCTGGCATTACTCGTAACTATTAATGTATGCTTTGCAAGTTGCTTGGATTTTGCTATTACCTTTAAATCTTCATTCGCCATCAATCATCATTTCCTGATTCAAAGATTGAAGAAGAAAAGATGCAAACTGGGCGAACACCATTTCCGCCGCCGTAATTGCGGCTGCCGAAATTGCCCGAAGGGGAAACAATAGTAATTGTTGTACTGTAATCATTTGCTGGTGTACTCCATGGAGTAAGCAGCCACCACCATTTATCCATATTTGGAAGGATTTTTCTGTATTTTCGGTATTCATCCACCGTCAAAATCGAAATCTTATCTTTACAATGTGCATATTCTGTCTGACCGTCCATAGAAAGTAAATCTCGATCAAACTCAATAACTGCATCTTCTCCAAGCTCGTCCGTAATTTTTTTAAGAAAACGAGTGTTTAACTCATTTCTCAGTTTACTTGAAATCCAGTTATTTGAAGCTGAATCAAATGTTCTTTCTTTTCCATCAAATCCATTCAAAATGGCAAAATATCCTTTTTCTGTCTTATCCAGAATCAGCCATTCCATACCAGCAAGTTCAATAGCTTTTCCGATTTCCGGCTTTCCGATGTGCTTTTTCTTGAATTCTGCGAACTCTTTACTTAATCTGGATAATTCATCCTCAAAATATTTCAGATTTTTCTTCATAATCATTCCTCCACCTTAGATACAAAGATATTAGATTTTAAGATACAAACTGGGCGAACACCACTTCCGACGTCGTAAAGGTCGCCGCAGATACTGCCCGAAGGGGAAACAATAGCAATACTTTTTTTCCATCCACGTTCTTCCGTTGACCATGGCGATAATGTCCAATACCAGTCGTTCAGATCATTGTTCGGTGTAATATCTGTGTATTCTCGTGCTTCATCAAATGTAATTGGACGGATTTTACAATCAACAGTCCCCAATTTCTGTCCATCCGCAGTGATAATATCTGCTGTGTGTGTTTCGACATTTTCTGCCCCGAATTCTTCTTCGAAGTCTTTCAGAATTTCAGTGTCACACAGTTTCTTTACGTTTGATGTTTTGTAATCTGAGGTATCACCAAACTCTACATTTTCTTTCACCAGATCAAGCGAAATAATTTTTGTTGTATCTCCATACTGTTCCAGAACCTTGTATTTACGCTTTCCAGTGGTCTGAAATACTTCTCCTCGTTTCAGCGTTGACAACTCAACCTTTCCGGTTTCTTCCTGCTTTTCCAGAAGTTCAACCAGTTCCTTTGCTTTCTGTAAAATTTCTTTATTGTTCATTCCCGTTGCCTCCAAAAAATATTTCTCGCATATCTACTGCTGCGTACTTCTTATGCATAAGTTTCTTGTTTTTGATTGCCCCGTTCGGATTGTTGCAGACAAAATCTCTGCATATCTCAGGTCTCACTGGATAAATGAGACATTTTTCTTTTTCTTTGGAATCATCCAGGAACGGGCAAGTAAGGTCAAAAGCTACAACCGAAGGATAATTATGTTTCTGCTCAGTGATATGATGCTTCTTTACGTAACGTTTGATTTCTTTAATTTCTTTACTGGATATTGGCAAGTAGTTGCTACAACATTGTCCGCAACCACTGCATTTACCGTCCTTTGTGAATTCAAATACTCCACATTTCATATCCTTCATGACTTCTTCTAACGTCCCGATCATGCTATCACCTCGTAAGTTGAACAAGAATGTTCATAACAAGTGATACTGCCGAGGCTATGAACAATGGTCGGGTCTTATCCTTTGCGACCGCATAAATTATTGCGCCTAACAATGGTAAGAATGAGATATAAAGCAATGACTCAAACACTGAATGAATTATTGACATATCTTATTCCTCCTGTTTCATAAAATCTGGAATCTCTGGTTCTTTACCTGCTGCCGGAACTGGTTCCTTCTCAGCTGGCTGTACGGCTTCTGCAACTGTTGGCTGTTTTGGCTGTTCTTCGATTGCCATTGGTTCTGGAATGAATTCCTCTTTATTGGCATTCTGTTCGATCTCTTCCTGTACTTCCCTGTATGTAGCGTCCATCGTGTTATATTCATATGCCTGTACCGGATTATCCCATTTCTTAGGAATAGACTTCATAATGTTGTTACGCATTTTACGAACAATCATAGATTCTCTCGACTGCGTTTCGTAATAAGACGGTGAAATATATGGTCTTAATTCCTCACAATCAATAATTGCTTCCAGTTCCCCAATATCAGCAACCTTTTTCATGATTTCTTTTTTCTTTGCTTCAATCTGAGTTTTCTGTGCATCTGTAGCTTTGTATCTGTCTGCACAAATACCGAATGTTTCATTCTGAAGATTGTTCTTAATATGTGCTGCAAGATTCTTCAGTACGTCTGCTCTTTCGCATGAAAGGTATTCAACGTGACCATCTTTGTACTGAATTGGATATACCACGCGAATAACTTTTCCAATTCCAGATTCTTCCCATTCCGGCGGTGTGATTTCTACACCTCTGTGTCTTGGTGGGATATACTTGTCACCCTCTCTTACTTTCCAATATGGAAATACTTTAGCCACATTGACACCATATCTACTTACAAGAGCATCGTTTCCGTCGCCCTCAATCGCAAATTCGATTTTCTTCTCCCACTGAGGTTTCTGCCCTTTTGCCGCTATGTTTACGTTTCTGATCTGGAAATAACATTCTCTCGGCTGTGCATTTGCGTTCAGCTTTAATGCTGCGACTTTACTCAGGATAAATTTAAGATTAGAACCGTTGATTGCTTCAAAACTCACACCGCTTTCATGTACCATCTGGAAAATAGATCCCATTGCTGCTACTACACAATCTTTTGAATATGAATCAAATTCCATTCCTCTTGAAGTCAAATCTCTTTCCATTAAATCGACATACCGATTTGTGTAGTAGGAAAGCTGTGTGTTAAAATTTGCTACCTGTGTGTTTTCTGCCATTTTAATTCTCCTTTTCTTTTATTAATTAACTCATTTTTTGTTTGCATTTCTGTTCAGTTCTGCACTTCGCCAAAGCAAATCATAACCGAGCTACGCTCTGCCTATCCTTTGCTCATCTTCTCTACTCAGCACCATTGCTATACTTTACTTTTCTATTCCGTGCTTCGCCTATACGTATCTTTGCCCTGCCCTACTTCGCCAATGCGTTACATTTCTTTACAACACATTGCTCTGCTGCGCTTTTCCGCTACCTCACTATGCGAAACCTCTCTTTACTTTGCCAAAACGTATCAACTCTTTTCAATTCCATAACTTTGCCCTTCTGCACCTCTCAGTACCACTCCGATACATTACTTTGCTACGCTTCGCCGAAGCAAATCATTACCCAGCAATTCTGCGCCTTTGCTTTGCCTATCATAACTACATTCAGCCATGCCGTAGCTTATTTTGTGATTTCAGTCCATTTGAAACGGCCTTTGCCTGAGTTTCGCCACTGACCAATGTCGTTAAACTCTCCATAATCAAGCCAGTCAATTACATATTTCATGAGTGAATCATCAAGTACTTTGATTGTGAATTCTACTGTTGACCCTGCTGGTACTGTTTCACTGTCTGCCAAAGAGATTCTTTCGCCCTGTGCTGTCTGCGCTCTCAGTGGTCTCTGACAATCAGAAAGTTCTGTACCTTCTGGAAGAACAAACGGAATTTTGCGTTCGTTTACAAATACCAGTAAGTCAATTTTTTTCTTATAAGCTGCAAGTTTCTTTGCTCCACCGATATAGGAACTGGCCTGTGCAGCTGACTTAAAGAATCCTCTGATCTGGTAGTCCCAAAGGAACGGATTGCCGTTATCATCTTTCGGAAATACTGTTCGACCTTTTTCGACAACTTCTTCAATTCCTAAAGCTTCAACTTCCTGTTCTCTGGAAGGTGCATCTGGTGCTTTTGATGCAATGAATTTCTCGTGAATATCTTTTTCTGCATTTGCGGTTCCCAGAACTTCCTCTAAAAATGTTAATCTGACTTTTAATTCTTTCATCTCGTATTCCTCCGATTTTTATATTTTGCTTAATGCTTTGCTTGTCACAGCCGTGCGTTTCCGTTGCTGTTCTTTGCCTCTCAGAGCCGTGCCGTTGCATCTCAAATCAGTGCTTAGCTATGCCTTTGCTTTACTCGGCTATTCTATTCTCAACGTTTCCATTGCATTTCATTTCTTCACGCTGCAGTTCAGTGCCTGTCTATTCCGTGGCATTTCATATCTGTTCTATGCATATCCCTTGCTTCGCTTCTCATTGCTTCGCTTTGCCGTTGCAAAGCTAACTATGCTAATCCTATTGCGTTTTAATCGCAATAACTTCTATTACAGAACGGGCAACTCGTAATCAACTGCCCTGCTGCACTTTCTACTGAGATGCCCTGTGTGTCATATCCGGTACGTGTCCGTCCTTTCTCGGAATAGATATTCTGGTGGCAAGACCAACAGATACCATTGCCCGGTGCAAAACGTGGCAATATCTTTGTTTTACAATACCAATCCTGTGCTTTGATTGCTTCTGGAATGTTATATGTAGTTGTCGCCATATTAAATTCCCTCCACTTTTAATTCATCGTCGGAAACTTTAAGTAGAATCATCTGTCTGCCTGTATCTGGTATTCTGTCAGCATTCACACTTTCAACATCATCAACCCAAATTGGCAAGTTTAAGCCGTTCAATTCCTGCAATCCAGTCACGAGGTCAATATTGCATAGAATCTGATCGGAGTGATTCAATCCATCAAAATATCCGATTCCGTCACAAATCATTTTACAAACTTCCACCGGCTCACCGTCCTGCGTATAGTCCAAAAATTGAAACTGAAAGTGCTTGAAAAGTGGATTGATAGCTTCTGCCAGTGCCTGATTTTTTTTGATGGAAAATTCTTTCAACATGTCAAGTTTCTGCTGAATATTGGAATCTTCCTGACCTAACTCTTTCTGTTCTGTGTTCAGCTGTTCAAGTGTTTCTGTCTGTTTCTGAACTGCCTGTTTTGCCATCTCAATTTTTATTTCGATTCCTGTAAGTTCCTTTTCAGCAGACATTCTTTCTGCCTGAACTGCTGCCTTTTCCTCAGAATTATTAGTCAGTCCGTCAAGCTGTTCCTGTTTCTTCTGGATTTCTGCTACAACTGCCTGATACTCTTCATTTCCAGACATATCTGGCTCTGCCGGAAGCTTCTCTAATTCCTGATTTTTCTGCGCAATCTCAGATGCCAGAGTGGAAATATTTTTCTTTGTCTGCTCAATCTGCGATTCGATGTCTTTGCGCTTTTCCTCAACTTCTTTTCTTCTGGCTACTTCGGAATTGCCTTCTTCTGTAATGTCTTTAAGTTTCTGCTGTTTGTCTGCTTTAAACTGCTCTTTTTTCGCAAACTCTGCATGGATTCTTTCCTGTTTCTTCTGTTCAAATTCAGTTTTAAGACGTTCAACCTGTTCCTCCGGAAGTGCCTGTCCGCAGGTCGGGCAAATAGCTGATTCAGGATCAAATTTTTCATTCTGTATGGCATTTAAAGCTGTTTCATCAAATGTGGACGCATACGTCTGTTTATATTTCTCCTGCAAAACCGTAATTCTCTGCTGAATTCGTTCTGGTTTCTCAGCGGTCGCAAGGAAATTTCCCAGAATTCGGAGATTTTCTTCTTCATGTTTCTGCTTGAATCGCCTGTCATTTAATAAGGAAACGATTTTTCTCTTTTCTTCCTGTAATGCTTCTGCTGCATTTGAAATGATCGCATCTCTGGATTTCTTGAGACCTGTAATCTCGTAGCAGAGCTCGTCATATGTTTTATTGGTTTCATTTAGCAGCTTTTCTTTTTCAAGAAGACCATTCAGTTTATCCAGCACGGCATTCTTCTTTTCTTCAAGAATGGTAAAATCTGGTGTTCCCTGTTTCTTTACGGTATCAATTTCAACCTTTTTGGCATCAATTTTCTTCTGGAAGTCTTTTTTGTCTCTATTGAGTTTTTTCACAACTTCCTCGACAGAATGATTCTTGATGATTTCCGAAACTTCTGGATTGTCCTGTAATACTTTATCCGCATTGAACCCTGCCATCTTTTCAAGCATTACTCTGGCACTTGCTGTTGATTTTCGAAGTTCATTAAGGAATACTCTGGCATTACTACACATCATAATGGTTTCTGAGTCTGATATTCCTTTTAAAAATTCCTTATACTTCGTCTGGTTGTAATCAAACCCATCAACCTGATATTTTGTGGTACTGGAAGATTTACCTTTCTTCGTTTCCTTACGGATCACGGTTTCCTCTCCATCAATCAGAAGTGTGAGTTCTCTTGATACGACACCCTCAACTTCTTCTCCGTCTTCTTTTCTTCTGACATTATTCGGAGATGTACCGTCTGCAAGCTTTCCGGTCAGTGTATCAAAATATGCGTCCATCAACGTTGTTTTACCCTGACGGTTCCTACCGGACACCATCGTTCGTGGTGCAAACTGATACTCCGCAGACTCAAACTTCTTGTAGTTTTCAATGTTAAGCTGTTTCAATTCTACTGTTTTCATACTGTTTTATCCTCCACCCAATAAGCCGACACTTCATAGGCTGTTTTCTTCTCGACCTGATTTCCGACTTTTTTGTTGTACTCTCTGCTCTGGATTCTTCCCTGTAAAATAATATGTGTGCCAGTTCCGCAGGTTCCCATGTATCTTGCATTTCTGCCCCAGCAGATGCATGGTATGTAATCAGATATGCCGTATGATCTATTTACCGCCAGAAGTACATCTGCAATCTCTCTTCCATTAGGTGTTGTTCTGTATACTGGTTTCTTGCAAGTAAAACCATCCAGAAGAATCTGATTAACTGGAAGTGCGTCTTTGTCCATGAATTTTGCTTCTCTTGCGAACACAAAAAGAAGTAATCTACTGTGATTTTCTTCGTGCTTATTGAACGATCTGAACTGCCCTTGAATTTCCATCATTTCTCCTGTATAGTTCTGTTTCACATCAATGAGTCTCTCAGAAACTACAACCGGAAGAACATCTTTCGTTCCGCTAAATCGTTCTACGCTAAGTTCGAATCGGTAAAATTTTTCACCATATACTTCATGGCTAAATTCGAATTCTGTTTTAATTTCTCCAACCAGTGTTGTCTGATTGTTTTCCAAAAGCTTATTCAATTCCGTTTACCCACCTTTCTAGCTGCATAAAATAGGAAGGGATACCATTGAAGATACCATTGCACTTATGCAGAGCAGCTCAAGTACATCCATTTTCGTCATCCCCCAGAGCAATAATGCAATCGTGAAAAATGTTCCAACCTGTGCCATCACTCCGATAAAATACATTCTTTTTCTCATATCCCTCACTTCTTTCTTTTGGTTGTTGCTGTTGCAAGCAAAGCTATTGACAGCGCTACAACTGCGACTTCCAGACGTTTTGTTTTTGTTGCCTGATCTGCGATGATTTCGCTTGCAAGGCTCTGGTTTTTAGTTACGTTTTCGGTGTTTTTTGTGATTTTAGACATAAAAAATGCCCTCCTGGTATAAATTTTCTTTTCAAATACAGGAAGGTATGTTATACTTTACCTGTATTTAACTTACCCAATTAAGTTAGATACGTGCTCCGGTAGGTGTTGCTTCACCTCCGGGGCAACCTTAGTCTTTTTTCGGAATGTAGCTGATACCTAAAATTAAAGCTACATCTTTTTTGTCAATAAAATCTGAATTATCTGCATTCAGCATTGCTTCGAGTGCCGCTACTCTCCCTGCCAGAAAAGCAAATTCTTCTTCGAGAGTTTCTGCTTCGTAAGTGTTTTTATTCATCCTTTGCCCCTCCCCAGATTGACGACAATGCTAATCCCATAAGTTTTCCAAGTACTTCCGCTCGCATATTGGAAAGTTCCTTGTCAAGCTTATCTTCCGTCCAGAACCCAACGTCTACAGCCTTTCTGATAAGTTTATCTCCTGTTTCCTTTGGAATATCTTCTTCCTCAAAAGTCTCTCTCAACAATTTAATAATCATTGACAAATCAGTCATTAAAACTGTTGTACTTCCCTTTACCTCAACTGCTCCATCTTTACTTTTAATCATTCTCTTTTCCTCCTTCAAAAATCTTTCTCCCCAATATTAATTCCGCAAACGTTCTAAGCGTTTCTGTCCTTAATCTGTCAAGTTCTTCTTGTATTTTTTCGTCTGTCCACAACCCCATCTGAGCTGATTCAGAAACAAGTTCATCGGCTTTTTCCTTGGAATATCCTTCTTTCACAAGGAAAACTCTTAGTCCCCTGCATATCGCGGTTAATTCAGAAAGCAACTTATTTGCATCTTCTTCTAATTCAACTTTCCCGCCTTCACATTTGATCATTCTATTTTTCCTCCATTTCTCTTTTCAGTGTTTCGTACAGTTCCTTGTGAATCGGAGAATCTTCTGGAATCTCGCGAATTATTTCAATAATTTTGTCTTTTTTCTCCTGTAATGTCATATTCATAAACTCATTTATTTCTTCTTTTTTCATACTGACTTCCTTTCTGTGGTATAATCTCCCTCGAAGGGAGGTGTGTATTATGGATAAAGAACAAATAGTTCATGATTTAGCAATTACTTATGCAAAGTCCAAATTAAATGAATACATTTTTGACAGAAGAGAAGCTCCATTGGCCGGAAATACTTCTATGTCAAATGACGAAATTCAATATTTAAAACGTGCATATGATTTTGCTATTCAGAATCTGTCGGATTAAACGCTCGTTTCCCGTATAAAGCGTTTTGAATTCCATCTGTAACGCATTCGGTAATTGTCTTCCCGTCAATATTTACCGTGTGCGTTACTTTTTTTGTTCTTGTAGGTACAATCTCTTTTCGAATGGCTTTAAGTTCTTCCAAAATCTGTTTGAGTAATGCATTTGTTTCTTCCGTCATATTGCTTCCTTTCTGTTGAGTTTGGCTTCTTATCTCTTTATAATGTAAGTACAGGCACTGCCATGCCTAGTAAATCGAAAGGAGATAAAAGTTTGCTATTATTACCACATATAGATGGTTTTCATCAGTCCGGTGAAAAAGTTTCTGAAACATCAGTGTTTGTATGCAATAACTGTGGTTCTAAGAGAACTGTAAAGTCCGGTAAAACCATCCCTAAGTGTTCGAAATGTAACGATTATACCTATTGGTTCAAAATCGTAACGCTTTGATCACTTTCGATTTCATTGAACATTGTTTCCAGGTGGTATTCATCTTTCAAATCGCTGTTTGCATAATCGATGGATTTCACTTGGAAACAGATGTTTGCACCGCTTTGAGTGTTGAACACTTTCACATATTTCTTTCCATTTCTCGCAAAGCACATTACCCGCGTGTTATCCGGAATTCTTACAATCTGCGGTGCGAATAATCTTTTTAAAAATTGCTTTAGCACATTTATGGCTCCTTTCTCAATCACCGTCTGCTTTTTCAGTTTCCTGTCCCAGAAACTTATTCACGAAATACAACTGTCCCTTTCCGCTAACTTTTGTCGTGCGTGTGATTCTTACTGAACCATCTGGATTCTGAACGTTAGATTCTTTGATTTCAAATAATCCCTGCTCAACGTATTTCTGTTTTGGCATATTTCGTGAACTTCCAGAAACCATCAGATAGCCATTGTCTCTCATCCACTGGAACAATCGTTTCTGTCCTATCTGGTATCCGTTCTGACAGATAAGTTTTGCCAAGTCACCGATAAGAATTGATGTATGACTTGCGGATACAGCATCTGCGAAAATTGTTTTCGGTCTATCAGCTTCAATTTTCTCCGCAAGAGACTTATTTGTATCTTTCAACTTCGCAATCGTCTGGTCTGCCATCTTCAATGCTCTGGCAAAAACCTGTTCTGGTGTGTTCCATGCTTTTTCGAGGTCGATGAGATACTGTCGGCATTCTTTTCCTTTTTCAGTTCTACTCATAAGGCAAATGTGTTTTGCCATATCTACTGATAATGAATAGTCTTGTATTTCCTGTTCGCCGCCGTGTTGGTTGCCCTGTACCTTTAGGTACGCCCCTCTGTAATCCTCATTTTCAATAAATCCCTGAGAGTTTGTCTCAAACCATGCTGAAAATCTCTTACTGATTTCAAGAGATTTATGTAGTTCTCTAGCTGACACTGTCGGTTGCTCGCCATCATAATTGATTGTCATTAACTGTTCCGTGGTTATCACATCCTCTCTTAATCACTATTCTTAATCTCCATTACATCTTTCCGCGAATTACTTTCAACGGTATCAGCAACGCCGTTCATATATCCCAGAATATAATGTTTTTTATCTTCTGGAAGTTTATTGATTCGTGTTGTTACATCTCTAATAAGTTGTCTCTTTTCCTCCGACATTTTCTCACCTCCTGTTTCTTGTTACGTTGTAAATGTATAATAGCACATCCTCAACGCATTGTCAACGTATTTTTTATTTTTTATGCGTTGACAACGCATTTAGTAAATGTTATACTTTAGTCATACCTTAAGGAAAGGAGGTGTGCAAAATGGAAGAACGTTTGAAAATATTGCGTAAACATTTGGGACTTTCAAGAGAAGACTTCGCCAAAAAGCTCGGTTTGAAAAGCCGTGGAAAAATTGAAAATATAGAACTTGGAAGAACAACTCCAGATGACGACTTCTTAAAGCTAATTTGTAATACTTATAATGTTTCTTATGGTTGGCTCGTGAATGGAAACGGCGAAATGTTCCAAGACGATGGCGATGCGCAGGCTATCGTTGATTCGGTAATGACCGGGGATAATGAATTTGCTAAGAAGATTCTTGTAAAGTTCGCAAAGCTCAGCGATGAACATTGGAAGCAACTCCAAGAAATCCTAACAGAATTGGAAAACAATTAAAAAAGAAAGGCCAGAGAATAAAAAGCTCTGGTCTTTTCTTATATTCTGCTTTGTTGTTTTAATTTATAGTGATATAATAAAAGCAACTAATACCAAGGAGGAAATATCTATGAAGAAAAAGCTATTAATTGCATTTTGTATTTTTGCAGTTTTAGGAGTTTCTACTCCAACTTATGCAGGCGGCGTGACTGGTGTTGAAGTTCAAAAGGATGATTCTGAAAAGTACGGTGTAATCAGTGATTTTGATTATGATATAGAGGGAAACTCTGTGAAATTGCACGGTTATGATGGCAAGTGCAAAATTTTGGAAATTCTTCCATCATACAATATTGACGGAACAGACTACGCAACAGATTTATCAGATTTCCAGATCGGAATTGGAAGTTCTCATGTTGAATCAGTTATTTTTCAAGAAGGAATTACTGAAATATATGATGCTGTTTTTAATTCCTGTGATGTTCAAAAAGTATTTTTTCCTAAAAGTATGATAAACGTAACAGATAAAACCTTATCTTACTTAAATCCTAAAGAAGATGGCGATCTCATCCAGATTTACTATGCAGGCACACAAGACGACTGGGGAAACATTTTTACAGAATATAAAAGAACAAAAGTTGAAGATGCTGAATTCGGAGAGGAATTAGGAACATCTATTGCGGACAAAATAAATTCAATGTTAGGCAGCGATTATGACAGTTCCGAATTCGAATATTATTTCTCCGCATCGCCAGATGATTTAAAAACAGAATAATTATTATGCCGCATCTGCTTTAACTGTAGATGCGGCATTTTAGGCTACTTTTCTCTTAAATATAAGTATACCAGCAACTTGTACACTCTTTTTAAAGTACTTTCTAATTTTACCTTATCTAATAATTCAATAATCTCTTTCTTATAATCCATAAATAACCCTCCCTGTTTGAAAACTACCGCCTACATTAAAGCATATTCCCGGTCAGTGGGAAATATGTTCCGAACTTATGTTTGCATTATGTTATATAGTGCGTCCAATTAAACGGGATCCATTCAAATTTCCCCTTGCCAGTTGCCAGCGATAAACTGGAATATTTGTGATTTCAAATATGACCTTTACTTTCGCGAATATAAAGTTCGTTTTTACCGGATTTTCTGTGTTTTCTACAATATCGTTCGTTCTTAGAACCTCTTTTATGCTTTGGTTTAAGGTTGAATGCTTGCACATATGCTCTGCCAAGCGGATGGAGCTTTTACGCAAATAATCTTGATTGCACATCGGCAAGTGAATGATGTAGCTTGCAAAGAAGATTACTCCTACTGCGATCAGCAATCTCTCAATCTTCCTCATAATATATACCTCTTTAGTCTATAATTTATGTACTTAGTTATACCACTTTTTGTGCAAATTAATCGGGCAAAACGATAAAACTGCATTTTTAATGGATAAAAATATGAAAAATATTTCGGTTTTGACTATGATATTGTTGAATCTTGAGGTATAATATATGCAAATTTTACCAAGGAGGAAATATTTTTATGAGAAAGAAAGTAAAGTTTCTAGCTAGTATTGGGCTTTCAAGCATTTTGCTTGCATCCATGCCATCCAATGTTTTTGCGGAAGATTTTGTGCTATACGAAGAGAACGGCATTCATGTTGAAACAAAAGGATTAACCGATTCCCCGTCCACAGGCACTATAGGACTGTATATCGAAAACAATTCTAATTTGAATTTAGGCATAGCTCCTTATGCTTATGCCATAAACGGTATTATGGCAGGCGGCGATCAGTATGGCATAAACTCCTCTGATGTAGCACCCGGAAAGAAAGCGAATTCTACTTTGGAGCTGATAGATACATGGGAAAATAAAGATTTCTTCAAAGACTACCAGATGAACGAAGTAGATAGCTTTGACGTTCTCTTGTGGGCTTACGACAATGCAAAGAGCTTCAAGGCTTTTGACAGCGGTCAGATTCACGCTGACGTAACTGGAACTACTGTGGTTTCTTCTCCTGTATTTGACGGTGCACAGAACTTGTATAACCAGAACGGCATTAGTGTCGATTTCATTTCCTCAGAGGGTAACAGCTTCACATTTTGTATCACAAACACTACTGGACAGTATTTCGCATACGATGTAACTTCTGAGACTTATAACGATTTTACAATGTCAGATAGTTATGAAATATTCAATCAGTATTTATTAGATGGTTGCAAAACTCTTGTGACCCTAACTCCTACAGATGATTTTCTTACAGCAAACGGAATTTCCGATGTGTCAAACGTAGATTTCGCATTAACGATTCGTCCATTAGCAGAATATGATAACGAATATACTACGGACTTAATTTCATATCAAAAATAATTCATTGTAAAGCAACGAGCCGAGGATTTTACTCCCCGGCTCTTTTTATGGCAAAACCTGCATTCACGATCACATCTCCTCCCCAGAGTAATCTGGCAGGCTGTACCAACGTATTAAGATGTCGATTTTTTTCGAACTTCTGCTGAACTATTTACACATTTCCGTTTCAGTGCTACTATATTACCATAATTAATTGATTAGATGAGGATAATCTGATGAAAGTTGAAGCGTAGGCGATAAACGGAAGGTGATTACTATGAAAATTGCTATTTGTGACGATTGTGAACTACAGGTTGAGTATTTTAAGCATCGGATTGAACCGTTTTTGAAGCAAAACGGTGACCGGAATTATACGATAGACGGTTATTTCAGTGGGGAACCCTTGATAGATGATGTTAAGGACGGAAAATGGTTTGATATGATTGTCTTGGATGTAATACTTAAAAACGAAAATGGCGTGGATATTGCCAAAGAACTCCGAGAGTGTGGATATAAGGGCAAAATTGCTTTCTGGACAGCTCACAAGGATTTTGTTTTTGATGCGTTGGATGTTGAATTTACGCATTATATCATCAAGGGAAATGAACACGGAAGAATGTTTTCTATGATTGACAATACCTTGAGTGATATGAAACACAAGATGCTCACAATCAGACACAGAGATTGCATTATAAGGATTCCATTGAACAAAATCGAGTACCTCGAAGCACGGGATAAGCAAGTTTTTGTTCATTGCACGAACGGGATTATGCACAGTATGTATGCAACTTTAAAGTCGGTTGAGCCTTACCTTGATAAACGGTTTTTGCGTTGCCATAAGTCATTTGTTGTAAACATGGATTATGTGCAAAAGCTGGATTCTGATTTTACGATGTTTTCTGGTGATAAAGTACTGATTCGTAAGAACGGATATGCGGATATTAAAAATCAATATTGGGAATATATTATTAAATAAAATAAAAGAGATGATCTGTCAAGGAATAGAAACAGATCATCTCTTTTTTGAGTTCATATCCAAACTCTGGGGAGGAGTTGAATTATGGTATATTTATTATATCACACTTGTTACACTTTGCAAATGTATTTTGCAGAAACAAATCCAAAATACTTTCCGGCAATGCGGATATAGTACCAGTCGGCTTTGTCTTTTGCTTTAATGGTATCACATACATCAACTAAATTACCTTTTGCAAGTGTAGGATAGCTTTTAAGCTGTGCATTTTCCGTTCCAGCCCATTTGCGAACTTTGAGTTTTGTTGCTGTTACTTTGCCAACCCACTTCGGAGTCTTGGAAGGTGTGGTTGTTGTAGTTGGTTTGCTTGATGTATTAGTTGATGGTTTTGCGGTAGGCTTACTTCCAGTAGTATTGGTAAGTCCACTAAAATCAATCCCTTTTCCAGTAAATCTAAGACGATGTGTCCATCCGTGAGAATACAGATACCAGTTCTGCACTCTGATTTCATTACCAGAATTATCTTTTGTATCCGTTGTTCCCTCAGAACTTCTGGCATGGACAATTCTATTGCTGTCTACTGCCAAGGCTGTATGATGAGTTGAATTAAGTTCAATATCTCCTCTGATCATCTTTGCATGTGCAGTCTGGTTTTTGGCTACAATCTCGAATCCTGCATTCTGCATCTTCAGCATGTTGCCTGTATAACTGCAATTCTCTTTAAGATAACGAGCTTGTTTGATCAGCCCATTTTTCATAAAAGCATAATAGAATGCAGTACATGCCAAACTTGAACAGTCAAAAGATTTCGGCTTGTCAATCTCATACAAACTGCGGATTCTCTGGCTATATCCATGTGAATTGTCGTTTGCGATGCGAACTGCAAAATCAACTGCGTCATTCCGGATATTCTGAATAATCTGTTCTTTTGTTTTTGCCATTGTTGTTTCTCCCTTCTGGTCAGTGCCTTTATAATCTTTGTAGAACACATCTCTATCTACATTTCCGTTGATTCCAGGAATCTTGGCCTTGGAGCTGTACTGCCATCCTACACCAATATCGGGACGCAGACGTTCTTGCAACCATCCATTGTCGTTACCTGGATATCTCGCAATCCAGAACTCATACTTCTTTAAGTGGCTACAAATCACATTCATGTACCAGTCAAGATTGCAATAGATCGCAAATTTGTAACCAGCAGCAACAATGATCTCCCGGAACGCCTCTGCCAGATTATGAATGCTCTCTGCTCCAAGTACTCTCTGTTTATGGTGTTCCAAATCCAGGAATACTGGAAACTGAATCTTTCTTCCGTTCAATACAGATACAACCTTTCTGGCTTCGCTCTGGGCTTCAGATACTGTCAAAGCATAGGAATACTTGTATACTCCTACTGGAATTTTGTGCTTGTTGCAACCGGCAAAGTTATTCTTAAACTGAGAATCAATCACGTTTCCAACTTCTGTAATACGCAAGATTGCAAAGTCTATGCCGTAGTTTACTACAGTATCCCAATTAATCTTTCCTTGGTGAGCGGATACGTCAATACCTTTAATCTCCATATTTTCTCCTTTCACACCACATATCTGTGGTGACTATATCTCAATGATTCTTGCGATACCTTCGCATAAATCATAGTCGTGTCTAATTTTTCATGTCCTAACATCTTTTGCAATTCCGTAACATCCATACCACGATCAAGAGACATTGTGGCTGTGGTATGCCGGATAAGATGAGGATACAGCTGTCTTACAAGATTTGCTCTCTCGCTTATCTGGTTCACAATCTGCTCGATCTGAGCCTTTTTTATTCCTCATTCCATCTAAAGTGCTATTACTTGCCTTATTCTGTTGCCGTTGGCATGCCATAAACAGTCACAACAAACTTGGCGGCGCATATTGCATATACAATAATGATATAGTATTTGCTCATTTAACTTTAGCAATTCCTGATGGCCTTGCTAATGGTACTCTACTAGCCACATTTCCAAATGGAGTAAATTTAAAGACTTTGTTATGAATAGGTGCAAATAGTGTTACAGGCGCAGTTAGCACCATCAATGCTATTAATAACTATATAAAAGACGGATTTATTAGCATTAATTAAAGAAATATGATTGTATATATGCAACAGTTAATGATAAATTAACCTTTCCTTTGCTATTCCATACATTATGAATAAATACTTGTATTCCGTCCGTTGCTCCTGTAGTGTTATATATAAGCATTCCAGAATAATTTGAACCTCCGTTAGAAGAATTATTAAAACTATGAGCTAAAACAACCCTATTATAACCACTTTTAGGTTTGAATTTAGTAAATGTTATCATTACAGATCCTGACGCAGGAACATCTATGTCTTTAATTGTATCAGATGATATTTGCATTAAATTACTTATATTCGTGTTTAATGTATTAATGCCTAGCTTGTCTTTCAGGTATGTAAATAATTGTGAGAACGATATTTTTTTTAATACATTCCCTTCTCCAACTATCAATGTGTCACTTTCTGCCGGCGTTGCTTTCGAAGCCAGTGCCGACATTAATATTGTTTTTAATGATTCTGCCATATAATCACCTCTATTCTTTCACTCTCAGCATCGAACCATCAGAAGTGGCAAGTGCTGAGCCATCACTTGTGCCTAATACATACTGGACATTCCGAACATCAACAGCAATCGCATATTTCGCCCCTGTCTGAACTGATGTAGGGCTTATGCTTGCACCGGCTATATAAATGTTTGCATCTGCCATGCATATCACCCTTTCACTTTGATTTTATAATTATCTACCCACGTTTCATCTGCAATTTTATATATAAATCTCAGACAATAGATTCCTGTTTTTTGTGGCTCAATTAACGCATCTAGCGTATGCTCGTTGATATTGCAGTTTCCTTGATCTTCTACAGTCTCTGTTTCAGCATCTGTATCAACGAAAATCAATTCGTAATCCGCTGAAATGATGGAAAAAGGGATGTCTACACCGCATACCGGCTCTACTTTACTTTTAAATCGGATTTTTTCTCCCAAATCCATTATTGTATTGCTATCTACGTATCTAATTGCCATGTCCTCTCTCCTTTCAGCATATTTTATGTCCACTGAAACATTGCTTTACAAGCTCTGCCGTCAGCTGACTCAGATTCAGCAATGAGCTGTACTCGATGTTCTCTGATTCTGCCGTATATCCTCTCGGAACGAGCTTTCCAGCAATCTCGTGCCCTGATATCAGAAACAGTACAGTGGCGGTATAAGCTGTCAAGCCACCACTACTTTCTGCATAGATTTCTATGACATACTGTCCATCTCTATTGGCAGGGACTATTGCGTCCCAGATTTCGAGATCCGATCCCTCTCGTCTCTGGAACTCAATAGCGAACTCATTACACGAGCCGTAAACCCTCGTAATCATCATTCATCAGTTACTGTGACAGAGATCACATAAGTTTTGCCTGCATCGACCGGATTAGGCGTTACACTTGCAGCTGTGATCTTCGGCGGGTTCGGGTCATACTTGACAGTTCTGGTAATGGTTGTTGTCTTACCGGCACTGTCTTTCGCAACGATATTAATTGTATTTGTTCCTGCGGACAATGTGACCGTAGTGCTGAATGCTCCGTTGCTACCAACCGTTACAGATGCACCGTTGACCGTTACCGTAACAGGAGATGAGGTTGCATCATTGGTTGTACCTGCTACAGTAATTGTGCTCTTGTTGGTAACGTATCCATCAGACGGAGAGGCTACGCTCAACGTCGGCGGTACGGTATCGATCTTGAATGTTACAGATTTCTGCGTAGCTGCGTTGCCATCGTAATCGGATGCATCAAACCTAATGGTATGAGAACCATCGGTAAGAGCTGTTGCCGGTATGTACGAACAATTGTAACCACCGGTTACGGCGGTCTTTGTAATGCCGTCAGTAATCTTGCTTCCGGAATCGATTGTGATACCGATAGTAGACGGATTAACACCAGAATCATCATCTGTAACAGTCCATGTGATAGTTGGCTTGTTGTTGACAAGTGTTGCAGATGCTGTTGGATTTGTGACTGTAATTACCGGAGCGACCTTTTCTTTAACGGTTAATCGCAGGGAACTACCGATTGCGGAATCTGTTGCATCTTTGGTGGTCACGTTTCCAGCATCGTCCGTTGCCTTGATTGTTATTCCGTAATAATGTCCGCTCTGGCTGTAACTGGACTTATTTGGAGCTGTTACTGTAGCTTCATATTTTCCCGTATTACTGTTAAAAGTAAGGGTGTAAGCTTGTCCATTTACAATAGCTTGTACTTGCTTTACTGACATTTATGTACCTCCATTTCATAATTCATTCTATATAGTAATGTGCAATGTAAAAGAGATTTATTTTTGGAAACTCTATGAATCGTTATTGTGCGTGAAGATGAATTAATATTTGAGATTCTAAAGGAGTTACTATTTTATTGGAATAATCACGTACCCATATAAATACGGATATGGACAGTACAGAGTGACTTTTCTCTCCACATCGATTTTAAGGCTGCCTATGTTATTGTTTGCAACCAAAACACCTACATATGCTCCAATAGAGGACTCCAATGTGTACTCGCTGGGCAATTGAGCAATGTCTTGTTGTTTAACTTCAGATGATTTATCGTTTCCGTTGAATTTGCAGTATAATAGTTTGCCAATAGAAAAGACAGCCAGAGTGCCATATTCTTCGCAGTGAATGTATTTGATATTGTCTTTTTTTACATTACTATTTAATTGATTAAGAGCAGCCGGTAAAGTCATCGTTCCGGCATCAAGACCGAATGTCTTCGATGTCAATTTATTGAGTACCGCATCAGCAAGCTTATCGTAATCAATCAGCTTGTTTGCCGCATCCTCCGCACTGTAAAGCATAAATTTATCTGCATCTTTTGGTGTTGTTTTTGCCGGATATTCATTAAATTTTGCCATATTAATTCTCCTTTTCTATATTGAACTTTTCATAGAGCTGATTAATTAGTTTCTCCTGTCGGTCAAGCTGTTCTTTCTGGCTTTTTATCATTGCAAACATAGCAGGTATCATGATACGTTCGTTCCAGTTCTCAGCTTTGCCGTCTATGTGGTCAACTGCCAGAGGAAAATACATATCCACATCTTCTGCTATGAACATTGGAAATTCTGCGTCTGCGCGTTCATCTCCTTTTGCAAGGTAGCCTTCTTTATACCGTGCCATTATCGGTTCGATGTTGTACAGATTCTCAATAAATTCTTCTGGCAACGAAGCTCCGAGGATTTTGTAGCGTTTGGAGGAAGATGAACTCATGTATACTAGATTGTTGTAAATCCTTAAATAATTTCCAGATGAAAGTGTGTCTAAATTGAAAATCTGAAATTTATCCGTTCCATCGGAAAAAGGTTCTGTTCCGCAAATTATGTTAAAGCCCCCATCGGCAACAAGACCATTTCCATAAGCACTCAAGGTGACCCCATTAATGCTTATTTCTTCATTTTCTGCGTCCAGTATTATAATGCCGTTAGGAGACTTTAATTGTCCTGTCTCACTATCTAGAACCCACCCGGCAATATTTCCAGTGTTAGCACTTAATTCACCAGTAAAAGTTCCTTTTGCTGAATTCAAACTGCCGGAAAACGTTCCTTTTGTAAAATTCACTCCTGTGTTGTCAATATATCCAACTTGATTACCGGCTGAATCTCTAATAACTAATTTTCCATTGCCATTATTTACACCGCCCAATGTCAATTCACCGCCAAGCGCTGCACTGAAGCTGATATACAGTTGACCATTCTTGTAGTACAGGCCTTTCCATGCACCATCATTTGATAGTATTTCTACGATTTGCGATTGTGTCAGATTGTCCACATCAATTACTACCGCAACACTCTGCATATCCATCAATGTTGTAGTTCCACCGGACGCATATAATTTACATCTAACATTTGTCACATCTCTCGGAATACCGACAGTTGAACCATTAGAACTTGCTACTGTCTGACCAGATCCATTTGTCAAAATAGAATACAAATAGTGTGTCACGGTATCCTCATCGGTTGAACTAGTATAAATGGTATTCCAAGTGTTTCCGTCAGCAGTCTCTTCAACAACGAATCTGCCTTTATAAGGCACTCTAGTAGCTGACTTTCCGTCACGATAATACGCTTTAAATGTTATAAAGTTTGGACTAATTGTCTTGTCAGAGCCACGTTTCAAGACGTTACATGATGGCTCAACCATGTATGTTCTACCAGGTTCACCATCTTTTCCATCTTCTCCCTTTTTCTGCTTAGAAATCGTGAATCTTTTTGTTACTGACAGATTGCTGAGATATGTTGCTCTGATGTCTATCCATCCATTGTCTGCCGATAGCCCAGTAACATTGTAGATATGTGTTGCATCACTCCAAGAGCCTGTGATACTGTCGGATTTTGTGATTGTATAACTACAATCGTCTGTAATATCCGATGAGCCATACATTACAGTAGCTTTGGTAGATACCTGTGGAAATACTGCGATATTGCCATCTGCATCAGCCGTAATCGTCTGCATTTCGTTTGATAGCTGCAAAGTCATGTTTTTGGCAAGAGCTGCTGTTTCAAGGGCTTTGTTTGCTGTGGTATCATCGGTATATTTATTCAGTTTCTTCCAATCAGATGATGCATACACACTTCCTTTTGCTCTTGCTACAACACAAGTGAGGATATCTCCGCCGTCTTGAGACCATAAATCTCCGATATCATACGGCGGTGAAGGCTGTATAACAAACGTCCTTCTCTTGCCGTCTGCGGTATCTTGCGCTTTCTCAGCTTGTGCAAGTGCTTTGGAAATGTCGTTGTCTTGAATCATCTGCCATTTCCATGTTGCACCGTCCTGCATAAACCGATATGCGTAGCCAGTACTCTTCCAGTAAAAAAGATCGCCTTCATGTTTTTTACGTTCTTCTGTGCTTGTCCACTCAGAAGCCGGTTTGTTCTGCAAAGACGGTTCGTAATCATAAAAGAAGGACTCAATCTGTCCATCTATCTGTGCTTGTAAGCCGGAAAGCGAATAGGTTACAGTATTTGCATAATCCGCAAGTTTACCATCCGAATATGCTTTGCTCTCTGCCAAGCTATCAGATATAGCTTTTGTAGCCGTCTTTCCACCAATCTGTACATGATCTCCGCTGATGATTACTTTTTTAGTATCCATATCAACTTGGAAGATGATATTTCCACTCTTATCCTTTACGGTAATCGCACCTGTGTTAATCCAGTCAGCATTTAATCCTACGGCTGTGAGGATTCTTACAATCGTATCACCATCTACTGTCATACCACCATTCCATGTCTGTCCACCATCTGTAGACACTCCCCATGCCTCAGAAGTCATTTTCCAAATTGCCTGAGATTCTGCCAGAGTTGGTTTGTCGTGTAAATAAAAGATTTTGCTTCCATTTTCCTGTGGCTCAACAGTAGTATAAACTCCTGTGGCTGAATCAATTCTTTTTCCAAATTCTTCAAGAGCTTTTTCTCTCTCGGTTTTTTCCTGCTTAACCATATTTCTTGCAGTAACAAATGCCTGCGTCGCCTGGGAATATTGGGTGCTGCTATTTTTAGCAGCGCTTTTGGCATTACAAGCTATCTTCTGACCGGATCCCGGTTTCAATGTAGTTGTGGTAAGTAGCGATGTGTATATTTTTCCATTTCTATCCACAATAATCAGTGAATCTCCGGCTTCCAGAGCCACATCTGTAGGGCACTCGGATTCAAATGGTCTAAATCTCATGCCAACGCATTTCTCGGCAATCATTGAAGCAATCGTATGGCCATCGCCAACACGAATTAATTTATTACCAGAAATTCCAAGTACATATCCCTCTGTACCAACCATGTAAGTTTGCGGATTATCAGAAGAGGATTCGCTGTATTCAGTTACTTTCACGCCTGTGATTACTACATCTGTATGATGCGGAGTAAAACCATAGGTGGTTTCTATTTCAGAAATGTTACCTTTTTCGTCAGTTGCAAAAAGCCTCAATATGCCATCATTTTCCAGAAATGTTCCGTTATTTGCCGATAAAATACCATTTGCACTGGATAATTCAAGCGAGATATTGCTATCATCTTGCGTTTTGAGAACTCCAAGATCATTAATAATGAGTTCTTCTTCATTGATGCTGCTATACCAACCGATGCACAATCTGCCATATTCATCGCATCTCATCCACTGACAGCCAATCTGTGCAACCCACTGTAGAACCTGGCGAAATGTTAAAGCTTCGTCATTTGGACGATTCTGCACGATATAATCATCTCTGTCAAATGATGTTGTTTGCAAAGTAACCCCACATACCTCGCAGGCATCTCGTACAATCTGCCCTCTGGTTGCCGGATACTTCAATTTGCTGTCTGAATAGTTCCGGTCAAACTTCCGCATATTATCTTCGCACGTAAGGTCTATGGTCACCGTTTCGTCTTCCGGCTGTTCAATAACTGTCACTGTACAAATACGTGTTTTTTCAATAACCGCATTTTTATGAACTATGATTGTATCACCGGTTGAATCCAGTATTTGTTCTCCAGCTGAATCTAACAGTTCACTTGTATCCTCATTTTCAATCTGTAATCCAACATAACATATGACTTCTGCTCCCTCAAAATCGTAATCGGAGTACTCACCGTCAAAATTATTAATGCTAAGATTCAATACATTGATGATTGCAGAACCGATGTCAAAGCTACTATCATTAGATACGGAATCTTCGAATTCCATTCCGTTTTGCCACAGATTGGCACTGGTCAGATTGAGTACAGTTCCGTCTGTAAGTGTGATATCTGCATACTTGAGGTACTGCACGTCCATTCCGTTCTTGACTTTTTCTTTCCATCTGTTAGATAATTTTCTCATGCATCACCTCTCAATCACATCAAAACTGATAGATTCTGTTCTCTGGTTTCCATGCCACCACCATTTAACAGGCGCACTCCTGTCACCAACATAAAATGTTCTGGTTTCGTATTTTCCAGACATCATATCTGGATATGTAATTTGGATGTACTCGGGATTGAACGCTTGAAGAATCTTAGCTGTAGTAGCCCAATCTTTACCTTTCCACTGCAAAGCTAATTTCCTTTTTTGCGCTACCCTGTTTTTATGCATGACAGAGTCATCAGATCTTCCTGATTTTGCCGCTGATACGTCCTGTAATCCCCATGTGTAGGAAGACGGGCAAGGCATCGAGACACCGTTTACTTTTAAAAATATTTCTGCCATATAACACCTCATAAAAGAAAAAGCACCTTCCCGAAAGAAGATGCTTAATTACACGAAAATAGCGCCTATCGCTCTGATAGACGCTTTATGATTCTTTATTCTATCACATATACAAGGTGAGATTCAGTAAGAAAAAGTTATATTAATGTTTCTTTTGGATATCAGAAATGAATCTTTCGAATTGCTCTTTGCAAAATGATTCGTAATCCGTGTCTCCCATAAGAATTGCCCGATTTTTTAATTCTGCCATTGATTGCAAGAATACCGAAACATCTTTTTTCTTTACTTTGCACATGACAACAACATATTTCTTTTCTTTGCGGAAGTAATCTTCACAAAATTTGACTCTAATTTCATTTTGCGCAAAAATCCTATCGGCAAGGAATCCAGTTGTGTCTATGTAAACAAAATTATTATATCTGGAAAACCGGTTTGATTTTAGCTGTAAGTAGTTATTACTCATAATATGTTCGCTTTCTAATCAATTACTGTAATATTTTTGCCTAGAATCAATTTGAATCGTTTACGTGAAGAAGTTATCACCTACGGTATTTCAAATGTTTTTTGGATTGATTTAGTCCATGAATATCTGTCCTTCATATTTTTTCAAATCTGTACTTCTGTGAAATATCTGGATATTTTTCTTTATCAACCAAACTGTAAAACATTTTTTGTGGTCTGGCATATAGTTCTCTTTCTCCATACAAAGCACGGTAAATTATCAGCGATTCGTCTGTCTCTGTATGTTTTGCTTCGCCGACAATCTTATACAGGTAATCATTGCTCCGCAAATCACTGACGGTTTCTCTCTTGAAATGTTTTACTATGTCCCCCGGTTCAAACAATGGTCTGTCTGTTGGCATATTTTCATTCCTCCCGTTTCTGTTTCACGCGGTTATACAAAATGTTCTGTGTCTTCTCCGTGAAGAACAGCCAGATATGATAATCGCAGTCCATATTGTTGTTCTTCCCAATGTTGGAACTGAAATATTCGTCCATCATGTCCAGATAATATTGCGGCTCCTCGTCCTCTTCGACTATTCCGTCTTTCACCATATCCAAGTCAGCATTTCGAATCATACTCAGAAACTGGTCAAGATCATTGGCATAAACCATCGGGTGTCGTTCTCCCCGATACTGTTTGAATTTTTCAAAGAACTGTTTGACCAATGCCATAGTTAGACAGATGTCATGGTCTTTCAAAATATCTTCTTTGTCCCCGTACAGAGAATTAAATCCATTGTACAGGATTGTCGGTAGTTCTTCGTCTTTGTAATCGACAGAGCGATTATTTTTCGCATGTGCGTACCGTTCCTGCTTCTGCTCTTTCGTTCTAGGTGGTATATTATTAATATTTATATTTATATTATTATTAGGAGCAGAAGTCTTTACTCCTTTACCAGACGATGGTAAAGTCTTTTCCTCTGTACTTGATAAAGTACAGTCTTTATCTGTATTCTCTGTATAGTGTTCTCTGTAAGTAGTCTCTGGTAATGCTTCTGTCGAATTGTCGGTGTGCATTTCGTCATTTTGTCTATTTGCACACGGACAATCTGACGTTGAAATTTCAACAGTATCTTTTAAGACTTTTTCAAGAACATCTTCGTCAATAGAATACCATTTAGTTCTGTCCCTACTATCCTTGTTATAATTGCCTGTAATAACAAGACCGGAATTTACCAAATTTTTAAATGCTCTTTCAACAGTTTTTGTTGACCACCATGGAAAATTTTCTTTTCTCCAATTTTCCATGGTATTGTAGCTCCAATACTTTCCGTCGTGATAATTTCTTTTTAACTTTTCATTAATTTCAAGCCAATAATAAATTTGTCTTAAAACAACAGCTTCATTAAGTCCTATTCTTACTGCAAGTTCGGAATTTATAACAAGATTACTTTGAGTAGATAAAATAAGATCTGATAATTTTTTATTCATAGTAGATAACCTCCATGTCGTTAATGTGTGACTGCCTTGTAGCCACAGATCCATGATTTATAAAAACAACAGGCAGGTGCATCATGGAATTGCACTTGTCCCCCGTCGGGTTAGCCTGTTGGTTTTACCAAACAAAAAAAGAGCACACAAAAGAATCGTGAGGCTTTTCCCTCGTTTCATCTTTAGTGTGCTCTCTTCAACAAATGTAATAACTATTTCTCGTTTAGTATATCAAATTCTACCGCAAAAATCAATATGCCGGGGACGGATTCATGCGGTAATCTGTGTTGTTCTGAGCCTTTGTGACAATTCGCGCCAGTTCACGCTCGTTCACTTTGATGCTGTTCATGATGTACTCTGGTGAAGAACCGCCAAAACCACCATTGTTCATCAAAGCAGTGACTACGCCACGCTCGACAGCTTCCATGATCTCATCTTTCGTAAGTCCCATGTTGCCGTCATAGCCGGACATGATGCTGTCGGCAATGGATTTCATGGCTTTTCGATTTTCCAAAGGAAGAACAGCTTCCTGTCCTGCTTCGCCTACACCAATGACAGATGCATTTTTGAACAAACCACCTTTTGCATACCAGTTCGGACTATAGACAGGGGTTGAACTGGTACCGCCGTTCCCAAGGCTATGTGTTTTCCACTGAGAAATATAATACGAAAGCGTAGGCATTCTCACGGATTTCATTCCATTTCTTAATGATTGAGCCGCATTATGGCCAATGCTGTACATATCACTGAATGCGCTGCGAATAGTTCTCATAAAGCTATTTAAAGAGCTATCCATACTCTTTGACATACTTCCAGAAACATAAGAAGAGATATCTCTTCCGATATTCTCCCATTTCTTATAAGCAATGTTGTACTGACTTTGGAAATGGCTTGTTACAGATTTGTCCATATTTCCAAGTTCTGTACTTACGGCATTTTTCATCTCCCTTGCCTTTAATGTCGCTTCTCTGGAAGAATTTCCCCATGAGCTAGTAGTTGTAGTTTCCATGCCTTTCATGTAAGTATCAGCCTGTTTCTGGATTTCCGAGAAATCATCTGTGGCATTTTTTGCCATTTGATTTGTGGCTGTTTGAGTGTCTCTTGATGCCTGTCCAACTGATGTTGATATAGTCTGCTGTGCTCCAACAATATTCTTGTCTACTGCTGATTTTGTGGCTAACGTAGCGTTCGGGAAGTCTTTTGCAAGTTTGTTGTTCAGTTCATCGAGTGGAACTCCTGCATTCTTCAATGAAGTGTAGACTGTATCTAATGCATCTTTGGTATTTGTGATAGTTCCACCATTATTAGCATTATCAAGTTCGTCCATGGCTGTTTTGTATGAACCACCAAAATCGTCAGATTTCAGACTCAATAAGTATAGCTCGTCTTTCAAATCCGAAATACTGATTTTTGATGTATCGAATTTACCAGCTGCTTCTGACACGCCATCTCCAAGTGCGGAGATTTGATTAGTCATACCCTCAACAAATTCAGCCGATACACCGGCCTGTGCGCCATACTGCTCAAGAGCTGTTCTAGCCTGATCGGATGAAACGCCATACTCTTTCAATTTTTCAACCATATCAGAGTACATTTCATCGTGAGTTTTTCCAAGTTCTTCATCCTTCTCAATAAGCTGCCACAACGCTTCCGATTGATCGTTTGTAAGATTTGCTACATCAGTCAGCTGTGTTGCGTAATCATGGAGATAACCACCATACTGTGTAGTCATTCCATTACCACCTTGCATGGTCTCAAAAAGTCCTGCTAATTTCTTGGTAAGTAATACTGCACCATCTACTGCAAGAGCAATTCCACCACCAGTTGCAACAAGTGAGCCTAACGATGTCCCAAGAGCCGGAATAGTTGTTGAGACTGCTTCTGTGATTGCGGGACTCAGCATACCTCGTACAGCTTTAGAAAGATTTCCAAATACAGTATCACCTGTAAAAAACTTAGTAATTGTATCAACTAATGGCATGAGCTTATTACCAATAGCAAAAACAGCCATTGCCTGAACAAATGTGCCGGCAGATGTTGTTCCAAGTCCTTCCCAGATTCCACCAAGAACGTCTCCGATAACCGTAAGTAACTGTGCAAGATGTTTTCCCCAGTCAATTTCACTGAGGAATACGCCTACATTGTGTCCAAACGCTTCCCAATCGACACCCCTTGCAATCTCAATAAGAGATGTGAGCAATTTGTTGATAAATTCTTCTAACTTTTGACCGTTTTTTCGCCAGTTGAATTCTTGCATGAATGTGGTGATTCCATTTGTAATGTTATCAACAAGATTTTCCCAATTAAAGCTTGCTGTAAATGAAGCCAATGTATCAAAAGCACCATTCAATCCAGTTGCAAGTGTATAAGCAATTTCACCGAAATTAATCTTTTCAAAGATTCCGTTCAAGCCTTCTGCGACAGCTGTTCCAATTTCTCCGTACTGGAGATTTTCTACGAAGCCTGAGAAAATATCCCATCCACGCATAAAGGAATTTCCAAGCAGATTGCCGAAGTTTTCCCAATTCACTTCACGAACAAGGCCAGTGATACCATTGGCAAATTTAGAACCAAGGTTCTTCCAGTCGATTCCTTCCAGAAGTTGGTTTGCAGTATTTACAATAGTATTCATACCAGCTCCAACGGTACGTCCCATCAAATCCCAGTTGATATTATCAACAAGGCTGTTGAAAGTCTGGGTGAACGCACTGGTGAATTTAGTGATGTACGGGCCTACGTTATTCCAGTTAATGAAATCATAAAGCTTTTGCATTCCCCAGTTGATGCCATCAGCCATGATTTTTCCAAGGCCTTTCCAGTCTTTTCTCTTAAAGGCATTTACAATGGCATCTGCCATTTCATTTGCCCTGTTGGACATTTTCTTGAATGCTTCGTCCCATGCTTTTTGATATGCAGATAAAGCATCGTTCAAAGCTGCATCAAGTGCTTTGATATGCCCCAAACCGCCTTTTCCAGAGCCAGAAGATGGATTACTTGTACTACCAGAATCAGAATTGTCATTAAGCTGATTCAGTTCATCAAATGAAAGAACTGACAATGTTTTTTTGAGCTTTTTGGCATTCTTATTTGCAGTATCAATAGAATCACTAGCATTATCCATATCATCCGCAATGTTACTTGTATCTACAGAAATACCGCCAGTAGATGATACAAAGTTAGACAGTTTGATTCCAAGAAGTTTTGCAATATAAGCGAACATTCTTTGTATTGCGATTACTATTGCATTGATATATGGAAGTACTGTTTGCAGTATAGGAATGAATAAGGAACCTATTGTTCTACCAAGGGATGCAAAGTTAGATTGAAGCATACGAATCTGATTTGCCGGTTGATTTCGATTTGTTATCGTAAGGCTTTTTATCCTCACTTCTGCATTATTACAATGCATGTCCAGCGTACCTTTTTACCACAGGCTCTGCACCTGTACCGTCCGATAGTGATGCCTCTTGGGAAGATTATATTCTGTAGTATCTCAACTACAGTTTCACTTCCTACGCGTTGCGGTTGACTATGCTTTTAATCATAGCCTTCACTCTCTGATTACCGTTGCAAACGGCTTTCCAGCTTATTTCATCACTAATAACTCATATCCTACTTGACGGTTTCGATATGAGCGACTTGCCAGTAGCTACGCATTTATCACGCTACTGACCTATTTATCGTTTCTGACAAATCAGCCCATGCATACTTAGAGTTGTTCAGCAAGATAATCGTTCTCAAAATCGTTTTATCTGCCTGAGACAACTTCGATATGCTGGTATTAATCCCAAGATTATACAGTTCCTGTTGCATGTTGGCATTACGGATATTAATGCCGTACTTATCCATAGCGCGGCTCATACCAGTCAAGCCAGATGCCATGTCCTGCCATACATCCTCGAAGTCCATATTTCTTACAGAAGCAAGATCTGCACCAATCATAGTAAGTGCATTAGACAATTTTAAGGCAGTCTCTGATGTATCGCCCATAGATGATGCCATCTGTGCAAATGTTGCCTGATACTGCATTGTTTTTTCTGGGTCAAGTCCAAGACTAGCGGTATTGGTTCTAGCCAGTTCACCAGTATCTGAAATTTCGAATCCTGTCAGTTTCTGTGAAAGCTGTTTTGCCCTTTCCTGGAATGAATTTGCATATGCTTCAACGGATTTTATGCCACTTTTTTTCCATTCGTCAGTGTTGATTCCTTCTGCCACCTGATTGAACGCAGAATTGAAATAGTTCAGAGTCTCTACATAGTTCATTGCGGATTCTACTGGCGATGTCAGAACATCTAATGCTCTTTTTACGAGGAAACCTTTGGCGTAAAAAGCACTCAACTTATCAGTTACTGAACTCATAGGGTTTGACAATCTTCTTATTTTTTCACCAGTTTCAGAAGATGCATTTCCAATACCTGCGATTGCAGATACAGCTTTTCCGCCTAAAGAAATAGCTTTTGAAGCAAATTTTTGAAAAGCATTTGTCAGCCCATTGATTACAGTACTTGCTTTTGAACCTAACGAAGAAAGCGTGTTAAATGAATTCGAAACGCTACTTGTGGCACGCCCTACTTTGCTTCCAGACGATGCTAATACTGCAAGAGCTTCTGTCATTCTTATTGTGCTCGAACTGATATCTGGTGCACTTTTCATTACGTCAAAAAACTTCAAAACCTCTTGTGCGAGAGTTGATAATTGACTTGCAGTCTTTCCAGTTTTATCTCCTGCACTAGCTAATTTTCCAAGAGAAGTAATAAAAGCATTGGTGGATGCTGATACTTCGCTCATAGAGCCTAATTTAGTAGCCGCATTATTTAAACCTGTCGCAAGATTCGGAAGTTCCTTTGATACATTGCCGATATACTGTCCTGTGCCGGCAAGTTTAGCTATAGCGGTTGTGAACCGGCTAACGCTCGGAGAAACATCTGGAATAGCATCAAGTTTCTGCATCTCGGTAAGAATTTTACCTAATTTCCCTGTATCAAACTGACTGAAATCGGATTTTCCAAGACGATTGATAGCGTTTATAGCCGCATTCAATCCATTTGCTTTAAAATTCACGCTGCCTAAACTTTTTAAAGAATTGGAAAAATTATTTAACCGGCTTATGTCAAGATTTCCAATGGCAGTGTTTAATGTATCTAATTTTTTTACAAGGTTATTAATAGACCGCACCGCCTGAGTTGTGCTACTCTCTATTTGTATATTGAGGGTATCTATGGTATTATCGGCCATTAAAGCACCTCCTTTTAATCAAAAAAATAAAGGGCAGACAAGACTTTTAATCCTGCCTGCCCTCGTCATTATTACCATGATTCAGCTCAAAATTTGCTTGCATGAGTTGCAATGTCATGAGCAACCTGTCACGTTGCCGTTTCTTTTCTGTTTCAGAAAGATTCTCTTCATCCTCTTGCTTTTGCTTTTCGGCTGTTTGTGAAAATGGTTCTTTAAGGTATTCAGCCTTTGACTTTTTACCAATAAGCACATTTGCAACCGCAGTCTGAACTGCACACATCGTGTACATGTTGAACTGCCATGCTTGCGAATCAGCCATTTTTTGTTTTAATTTGTAGGCTTCCATATATGGTTCTAAATCATATGGTGTAGAATCCATAAACTTTTCTTCTGAAACACCGATTGATAAATACAATGGAAGTAACTTTTTATAAACTACTTCTGGAAAAGTTAGCTCTTCTTCTTGTGATCCTGCGGAGTCTTCGGAAGTTTCTTTTCTTCCTCCGATTTCTCCTCCATTGCTTTTACCATTCCGGATAAAAAACCGTTCTTTTCAAGCTCCTGACTTGCTTTTTCAAATAAAGTAAATCCATTATGAGGATTTTCCTCTGTGGATTCATCTTCGTAGTCGTCCAGAAGATCGCACACTTTATCGTATGCAATTTTCTTTTCTTCTTCGGTTTCATATCCGAATTCATCCTTGTGCTTTTTTTGCAATCCTACTAGAATCAGTTCTGGAAGCATTTTAATCATATCTTTCGGATTGTTGATTGCTCCCATAGAAGACACTTGTGTAAGAATGTCTGACTGAGTAAGTACGCCA